ATGCGACCGTTCACCGCCCTAGCCTGCTCCCTCATCGCGATCACGGCCCACGCGGGAGACGGGCCGTACCTGCAGAAATGGAGGTTCCAGGTGCACGAGATGGGAGCGCCGGAGGACATCGCCAGCGTGGCTCGCGCCATCAGCACCCCGGGGAAGTACATCGCCGGCCGGGCATGGCACGACGCCACACAGAACTACCAAGCCGCGCTGTTCCAAACTGGACTGCGGCGCACCTTCATCCTGCCCGGCGGCACCGGGGAGGCTTCTGGCGTCAACTCCGGTGGCGAGGTGGTGGGCACGTTCTGGGACGAGGCCGAGGGCCCGTGGCTGACGTCCCGCCGCGCGTTCCATTGGCGCAGCGGCGTCCTGACCACATTGCCTCAGTTCGGCAGCGGAAGCACGGTGGCCAACGCGGTCAACGAGCGCGGCGTCATCGCCGGCTGGTTCCATGCGACAACCGGCGAACAACACGGCTTCACGTACCGCAACGGCGTTTTTCGGGATCTCGGAACCTGGGGAGGCGCGGCAGCAGAGATCACCTCGATCAACTACTACGGCGATGTGGCCGGCATGCGCTATCGCGGCACCCCGCTGACGCAGGAAGCCGTCAGGGTCGTTGGGGGACGGGTCAACCCGCTCGGCAACCTCCTGCCGCAAGGCCTGGGCAGCCTCGCCCGGTCCATCAACGACCGCGGGGACGTGGCCGGCGTCGCGTTCAACGGGGCAGTCGAAGGGGAAGGCTCGGTGGCATGGCCGTTCGCGGTGTTCGGCAGCAAGCTGGTGTGGCTCGTTCCGCAGATGGCTGGATGGGGCGGTGGTGCCCTCGGCATCAACAACCAGCGCCAAGTCGTTGGCGGCTACAGCCGGCCGCCAGAGGGTGGCGGCGCGTTCTTGTGGGAAGACGGGAAGCTCACCGACCTATCAAACCTGCCGGAGGTCAAGGCGGCTGGCTGGGTGCAACTCCACACGGCCATAGCAATCAATGACGACGGCGTCATCGTTGGCGCCGGTATCACGACAGGCTCCCGCATGCGTGGATTCATGCTCGTTCCGATCAGAGGCAGGTGACTGCCACTTAAAATGCACTGCGTGAGGCTCGGCGGCCATGAACCATTCGACAGGCCGGGCCGGCGGTTGCCAGCCGTGCCGGCCTCACGCTGTATTTACCGCAGCATCACAGCAAGCACATCGCGGTAGCCGGCAACAACAGGCGCGGCGCGTCGCGGCGCCGTCAGCGAAAGAACCAGGCCGAGTTTCATCAGTACAACCCAACGATGTTGGTCGCCGTGGTGCCGGTGGAAAGCACGCGGTCAGGGCGGATCGGCAACAGCGAGCCGGCCGGTACTGCCACCAGCGTCGCGGTCTGGATGCCGTTGCTGATGGCTAGGTTGCCGGCGCCGCCGACGTAGATGGCGCGCGGCTTGGCCGCCAAGTCAGTGCCATCGGCGGGGGTGATAGCGAACCAGTTCGTGGCCGGGGTGTCGAGGCCGTTGCCGTAGCTGGTGAATGTGTCGGTGGCAGACATAGATCAGTCCTTCCTCTGTGCTGCGTTGCGCAGCGACGTTTCGCAATGGCCTGGGTCCACGGCATCGAGCAGCCGGCACAAGATGCAGGCCCAGCGCCGGCCCTCGCGCCGCTGGCGCCCGGCGCGCGTGCTGATGTACTCGCCAACCGTCCCATTGGTGGCAACGTTGCCCACCAAGTCAAACGCCTTCGCCAAGTCCCAGGCGTGAGACGGGTTGCGGAAGATTGCCCAGACCATGCGCAGGCCGCCGGCCCAAGCGGCAAGCCAGCACAGCATCCACAGGCCCAGCAACGCGGCGCGCGTCTTGATCGTTTTCACGCTTTCCCCTTGAGTCGTTCGACCGACCGTATGCCGCTCAACCCGAGCAAGCCCGTCAGCAGCGCGAACAGAGCTTCACCATCCACGTCCGGCAGCGGCGGCACGTCATGCACGCCAGCGACGGTCAAGCACCACGGCAGTAGCGGGCGCAGGAGGAATGTGTAGCCCATAGACGCGACGCATACCCAAAGCGCTGCGGGACGCGGGCCGCTTTTGAAAATGCTTGGCTGTTGCGCCTCGGTCTTGTTCACGTCAATCTGGGCGAGCGCGAGACGCACTTCTGCATCCAGCGCAGCGAGTTCACCCTTCTGTGCCAGATCCAGGAGGCGCAGCTTCGCGTCCGCAGCGGTGGCTGCATCGGGCAGCACCTTCTCCAGTGCCGATGTCAAGAGGGTTAGGAGTGCTGGGAGCATGATCTATGTTGAAGTAATGTGCTCTAACGTGTATAAATACACCCATGGAGCACACATTAAGCGTGGGCGAAGCGGCGGAAATGCTGGGCGTCACGGTCAAGACGTTGCAGCGATGGGAGCGCGAAGGGAGGTTGATCCCGCACGCACGCACGCCCACGGGCCGACGCCGATACACCGAGGTGCAATTGCGCGAGTTCATGGGCATCAAGCATCCGGCAGCCAAGCGCAAGGCCGTGGCCTACTGCCGCGTTTCCAGCGCAGCGCAGAAGCCCGACCTTGCCAACCAGCGTCGCGTGCTGGAGGAATTTGTCGCGGCGCGGGGCTTGGCGAATGTCGAGTTCATAGAGGAAGTCGGGGGCGGACTCAACTTCTCGCGCAAGAAGTTCCTTGCGCTGATGGACGCCGTGGGGCGCGGCGAAGTGGCGACGTTGGTGCTGGCGCACCGCGACCGGCTCACTCGCTTTGGCTTCGAGTGGTTCGAGCACTTTGCGCAACTGCACGCCTGCGAAATCTTGGTGCTCAACCAGGAGCGGCTGTCGCCGGAAGCCGAGATGGTGCAAGACCTCATGACCATCGTGCACTGCTTCTCGTCGCGCCTGTACGGGCTGCGCAACTACCGGCGCAAGCTGCAGGAAGCGCTGGGGCAGGATTCCGCTGGGGAGCAGTGATGCAACTCGCCCACCGCATCGCCCTGGACCCCACGCCCGAGCAGCGCGAGTATTTCCAGCGCGCAGCAGGCACCGCTCGCTTCGTCTGGAATTGGGCGCTGGCCGAGTGGAACCGGCAGTACGCGGCCGGCCAGAAGCCAAACGCCAATGCCCTCAAGCGGCAGTTCAACGCCATCAAGTACACCGAGTTCCCATGGCTCGTAGACGTGCACCGCGACAGCCACGCACAGCCCTTCGCCAATCTCGCCAAGGCGTGGACCAAGTTCTTCAAGGACATCCGCGAAGGCCGCGAGGCCCACGCGCCGCAGTTCAAGAAGAAGAACAAGAGCCGCGCATCTTTCTACGTCGCCAACGACAAGTTCGCCATCGACGGCATGAGCGTGCGCCTGCCCATGGTGGGTCGCGTGGTGATGCGCGAGGCCCTGCGCTTCGAGGGCAAGGTGATGGCCGCGAGCGTGAGCCGCACGGCGGATCGCTGGTTCATCGCCTTTCAGGTGGATGTGCCCGACGCGCAGTTCTATCGCAAGCGCACCGGCCACGGCACGGTGGGCGTAGACCTGGGGCTGAAGGCCGCGGCCACACTGTCTACGGGCGAATCCATCCAGGCGCCCAAGCCATTGCGCGCGGCGCTGCGCCGTCTGCAAATCCGCCAACGGCGCCAGTCGCGCAAGATCGAGGCGGCCAAAGCTGCCGCAGGCATCAAGGGCAAGCGTGTCCCGAAAGGCGCACGACTGGAGAAGTCCAACAATTTCAAGAAGTCATCTGTCCCGTTGGCGCGGCTGCACGCGCGCATCGCCAATGTGAGAGCGGATTTCCTGCACAAGCTCACGACCCGTCTCTGCCGCGAAAACCAAGCGGTGGTGATCGAGGACTTGAACGTGAGCGGCATGCTCGCCAACGAGAAGCTAGCCCGCGCCATCAGCGATGTCGGCTTCTTCGAGTTCCGGCGGCAACTCACCTACAAGGCTGCGCGCTACGGCACGCGGCTGGTGGTGGCTGACCGCTGGTTCCCGAGCAGCCGACTGTGTTCGGCGTGCGGATGGAAGAACGAAGCGCTCAAGCTCAAGGACCGGGAATGGGTCTGCTGCGGTTGCGGCAGCATCCACGACCGGGATGTGAACGCGGCGCTTAACCTCAAACGGCTCGCAACCGAAACTGCGCTACCCGTGGCAAGTGCGTCCGGCAACGGCGCTGCTGCGGCAGGGATGGTCCCTGCCGTGGTCGGGGAAGTCACGCCTGTCAGGCACGAGGCGGTCAGTAAGACGGCTCGGGGCAGGAAGAAAACTCCGCGCACTTGTGCGTAGATTTTTGAAAGCAGCATGATCAGTCCAATCCTTCTGGCCAATCCGGGATCGGCACTGTCTTGCCGGCCAGGTCGTGACTGCAATCGCTCAGAAACTCAATCTGCCCGTCGCGGACGAAGCTATGGCACTGCTGGCACGAGAATGGCGCGGGCTTCAGCGGGTGGTCGCGGTTGTAGGTACACCAGCAGTGCTCGCGCGGCTCGCCGCTGTATGCGTAGTGGCCCTGGCGCATGAGCAGGCTTGGCGAGAAGGTCGGCCGTTCGGCGTCGCCGTTCCAGTCCCATGCGCCGCCGATGCCTACGCTCACGTCGTGCGCGGCCTGGCACCCAGGGCACCAAAAAGAAAGCCGGCCATCGGGTCGGCGTCGGAGGATTTTCGACAGCGCCTGCATGGGTCAGGCCGCCTTCAGGTTTTCAGCGATGCGCTGCGTCCAGCCACGGCTGAAGGATGGCCACTGAGGCAAGTCGTTGAGGAAGTCCAGTCGCTCACCATTGAAGCGGCACATGAGTCGAAACCCGTCAGCCGCACGCATGGCCGCCAGCGTGACCGGCCCGAGCACGCCGTCATCCTTCACGCCCAGCGCGCGCTGCATGAGCTTGGCCGCCTGCACGGGGCCGCTGTTGTAGGCGGTATCGAACAAGTCGAAGCGCACGGCGGCAGGAACCTCGTCTGCGTGAACCACGTCCCAATAGCTCGCCTTGGCGATCTTCTTGGCCAAGTCCAGAGGAAACACGCGCATGTCACCCGTGTAGCCGTTGGCGCGGGCCACGCGCTGTGTGATTCCGTAGCGGGTCGCCATACCGGGGTCGGCTGGGTGCGAGACGTAATCGCCCTCGTGCCCAAGCAAGCGCTGGAAAGCAGTATCGAAATCCATGATCACCCTCCTGCCGCCAGCCGGTATGCCGCCGCTCTCACATCGGACACGAGCAGCGTCATCCAGGCGTGCAGTGCATTGACCTCGCCGCCCGTCAGGTCACGAGGCTCGCGTGCTGATTCGCGCACCTCCTGCACCCGTACCACTGGCGCGTAGTCCAGGCGCACGATGTGCCGGCAGTGATACCGGTCCGTTACGTGCTGTGCATGCGCGCACAGGCCGGGCACGCACGGCAGCGAAGGCATTTCCAACCGTATGCCTTCGTGCATAACTATGCACACGCGACCATCCCACAGGAGTCGCGTTTGAATGGGGGGAAGGTCCAAGTCCATTTGTCGCGCTCCTTTTCGTGCAGTAGGTCGCTCAGTCCTCGCGCGGCGCCTGATCCCGTCTTTCGCGCCTCACATCCCTGAGCCATCGCCAGACAAGATAGGCCATTTGCATCAGTAGAAAGATGCAGCCCAGAAACGCGGCCACGTCCGAGAACGTGAATCCGAATACAGGGCCTGCCGTGACAGCTATCGCTGCGGGCGTTGCCTCAACAGCATGCTTGAGTAATTCAGGTTTCTGGCTCACGGCCGCCTTTCGGTTGCAATCAGGTGGTTGCATGCTCTACCTGAAGATCGTCAATAGATGGTGCGACTAAACTCGTATAGGTAGCCCGTGCCGCCGATCACGCGAAGCTCGCAGAGGAGCGAGCCAGGGCCGGAGAAGTTCGAAGCCAACTGCATGAACGGACCCTTCGTAAATGTCATGTTTGCGTTCGATGTAAAGAACGCGACGAGGCGCGGCACCTGATCCGTCGCATTGATCGACGTCACGGAGACGGCCGACGTTGCAGACACGGTGAATTTCGACGACGCCGGGCTGAGCGTGAGCGCGCCACCGGACACGTTGCTCTGCGTGAGCGTGCTGCCGGAGTCGGCCAGGCTGATGTTGCTGGACGCCAGCATCGGATACTCGTTGAGCGCGTCCGTGAGCGGCGCGCAGCCGATCATGCTGCCGGTGTGCAGGTACTCGACCTTCGCCGTATTGGCGCCACCGACCCACAGGCGCCGCGGGCGGAACGTGTTGCCGGACAGGTCCACGGCAGGGTTCGTGCCGGTGAGGCTGATGCCGCGGACGCCGGCCATCGTGCCGCCGCTGCCGGTGAAGTAGATGAAGTTCTCAGTTGCGACCTTGGAGAAGCCGGTGGCGTCGCTCGACGCTTTCAGGCGGATGCCGTACGAGTTCGCCGAGTCCAGTTGGATGTAGTTGCCGCGGTAGACGTTGCCGTACGTGTCATACGTGCTGTCGATTGCAGTGAGCGGCGCAGCCGTATTCCCGAAGAAGAAACAGTCACGGACGCTAGTGCCCCAGCCTTTGTCGACTATGCAAGCATTCTCGACCGCTTCGAAATAGCAGCCGTCGATCACGACTTTGCGCATGCCGTCGTTGACGAGGATGCCGTACGCAACGGTCGAGCACTCGCAGGACTCCATCATCGTGGACAGCGCGCCAATGCCCGTTCCTCCGGAGCCGAGGTTGAACCCGACGTTGAAGCCGCGCGCAGTGATCTTGCGCAGGTTCAGCAGGCCGCCGGTCTTCTCGGTGCCGCAGTCGACAGCAGTACCGGTGCGGGTGACGGGCGGGACGGCCACGAGTTGGTCATTCATCACGTGCGTCAGCTCGACCAAGCCACCATATGCCGAGTCGAAGCGGATGCCGGCGCCCGTGCCGTGCTGCCGAATCTCGCACTTCGAGATAACGGAGTAGTCTGAGAAACGATTGAAGTAGACGACTGGGTTCACCGTCGTCGCGTCAAAGCGAAGCTTCTCGATGTAGATGTGCGGGCACGACGATGAGTTGGTGACGTAGTTGTCGTAGCGCAGAGCCGGCGACGAGTCCGGGGACACGATGACGGTGCCGCGGATTGCGCTGCCACCGAGGAATCCGTTGGGTGCGCCTTCGCCGAACAGGTGGAAGACGTAGCCACGATAGTCGAATCCAGGGCTCGCTTCAGGCAGAGCGATCTTGGCCTTGTAGCGCCCAGCCGGGAAGAAAAGCGACCGACCGCGCGCCCAGGCGTGGTTCATGGCCTTCTGAACACCAGCCGTCACGTCCAGCGAAAGCGCGCCAGAGCGAACGTCCGCGCGCTCCTCTATCGTTAGAAAGTCAAGCACGCACACCGCATCAAGAGTTCGATCCTGAACGGTGCGCGGGACAGCATTCGCATCGTCAAAAACCGTGCCGATGAGGTTGGTGCCCTTGCCTGCTCCAGTGCCGGCGAGGAACTGCGCCAGCCCGGCCGCAGTCTCTCCAGGGATCAGCGTGTTGGCCTCTTGCACGAAGATCGGCAGTGCCTCGAATAGCGCGTCGGCCCGGTCGTTGAAGTTGGTCGGGTCGTTACGGGAGGGCGGATCAGGAAGCGGGGTGAAGCTCACGTAGAAAGCTCCTCTGTTAGAAGGCGACGGGGCCGGCGCAGGAGAAGGCGATGGCGAAGGAGACGGGGAAGGCGCTGCTGCTACAGCCGCATCCCCATCCGTGCCGATGACGAAGCCACCGACGTCAACGAATCCGATTTCCATATGAAAAAAGCCGCCTCAAGGGCGGCTTGCTGGGTTGCGTTGGAAACGGCTCTTAAACCAAGCCTTCGATTTCAAGGCTGCAGGTGCTCTTGGTGCGCCCAGGGATCGTGATCGACCAGTCCTTGTAGAACCCGTAAATCACAAGACTCTCGTCATCAGGCGAGGCAATCCAGACGACAGGAGTAGCGCGAACATTGGTCAGGCGCTCAGCGGCCACATTGATGGATGCCGTATCTAGCAGCAGCGGCAAGGACATGCGCTTGTTGAAGGCGCGCTCCACAAGCGTGACGTTGCCGAAATCATCGCGATCCTTCTTGCTGTAGTCCGTGATGCCGAAGCTGGTGTTCACAAGAACACGGCCAAGGTTGTAGATACGGCCGACGAGGCACGATCCAACCGAAATAGTCCCGCGCCCCCGAAAACTGAGGACAACATCGGCGTTGCTATACGGCGGCAAGTCTCGGAGCACGAGAATCTTTCGACGCTTGATCGCGTCGAAGAAATAATCGAAGTAGTTGTCGACGTCTTCGAGGCTGCCAAGAGGATCGTAGGTCTTGCTGTAGACCGTCTTATCGTTGGCAACGACTTCCACGGTCAAGCCATCAACGTCTAGATCCAGCAACGCGATGCCTCGTATCAGTCCTGGACGAATGCGAACCGTGATCGTTGCATCTTCGGTCGGACTGGCCGCCGTGGCCGTTGTCTTGGTGCCGACGACCTTGTCAAACATGGCCCAGCGATTCGTAGGGCCGATGCGCGTCCAGTTGATTGCATCTTGCTCCGGTGGCGTCGACGAACTACCGGCGACGATGCGCTTGTAGACGCTATGCGTCGCCGATCTGACCACGAACTGGCCGACGGCATAGACGGCGCCAGCGAACCATTCGCCGTAGTCTGTTTCAGGCACGCTGCTGCTCACCAGCACCGCGTCAGTGATGCTGGTCGGTACGAGGTACTGCATGGTCAGTCTGCGGCTCGGGTTTGGATTGCGTCGCCTTCAGGCATGGCTCGCTCGATGAGCTTGGCCGTCTTCGCCGCGTGGATGGCATTGGCCCGAGCTGCTTCAATCAGGTCGGCGACCTGTTCGCGCAGTGCCGCGACTTCGGCTTCCAGCGCCGAGGTGTCCAGCAGCGACTGCGTCTGCTGGTTGTTGAAAATCCGGGACGGCGGCGTGTACTCCAACTCCGGCCCCGCTTCGCCGACAACACGCCAGCCGCCGACGTGATCGCCGCCAGTAGCGAAGCCGGGCACCTTCAGCGCCTTAAGCGTGCTGGTGAGGCTGGCCGCCAGCGATGCACGGATTGACGCCACCTCCGCAGCACTGCGAGCCGTGGCCGTCAGCGCTTCCTCTACCGCCTTGCTCAACCCAGGCAACTCTGACAACGCATCCTTGTCGCCGGCACGTGCCGCTGCGGTCTTGATGGCGAATTGCGCCTGTGTCGTTGCAGCGTCCTTGTCGGTCGCGCCTCGCAGGCGAGCAATCTCGTCAATGACCCCCTTGGCTTGGTTCTTCAACTCGTCTGCCGCGTCGGCAATCTCGCCGAATACCGGCGCGAGTTGCAGCAGCGACAGGTACATCTTGCGGCCCGCTTCGGTGTTGAGGTTTTGCGACTCCACCAGCTTTCGATAAGCGGCAGCGCTCGTCGGCACGGCGACGTTGATCTCCTTGAACGCCTGGGCCAGCACCTTCTGCCGCACGGCAAGCTGTTCGCTGTCGGTGTAGATCGCCTGGATGTAGCCCTGCACCAGGCTGGCTGCGTTTGAAGCACCACCAACGGCGCGCGTCAGTGCGATGAACTGATCTGTAGTGATGTTCAAGGCCGGCGCCAGCGCCTTCGACGCATCGCTGATGGCCTTGATTTCGGCCACGACCTGGTTGATCACGTCAATGCCAGCCGAGTCACCGACAGACTTCAGAATTTCGTCAGCCCAGCCAGGCAGGTCTGCGGCAATCAATGCGTCGCGCACGGTCTTGCCGGCCTGGGTGGCGAACTCCTCAAATCCCTTCTGCGGGTCGCTGTTGAAGTTGCGCGAGTCTAGGTTGGCCAGCACGCGGCCGTTTCTGCCGACGATGCGCAGGCCAGCCCAGGAGTCATCGTCGTTGTCGGACGCAAACTTGCCGGTGACCGTCGCAGCCCCGAGGCCGAACGAGGTCAGTGCAGCGCCGATAGTGGAGGCCACTCCAGTGACAAGCGATTGCACGCTCTTGTCGACGTCGGCGCTGCGGTCGCTGCGGAATGCACCACTCTCAAGGCCGAAGCCTGGGGTGTTCGCAGCGTTCGCCAGTCGGCCACCAGCCAGGAAGTCGGTGGAGACGGTAAAGGCGCCGCCGCGGTGCGGGGTGCCGCCACCACCGAAGGCGCTATCAAGTAGGCCGCCAATGGTTCCACCGATCATCCCGCCGATAGGGCCGAAGAACCACGTACCAACACCCGTACCGATGGCCGAGCCCCATCTGCCCTGAGTAGCAGAGTAAAGCGCACTCGCATATCCAAGGCCGTTGCCGATATTGCCAATCGTGTTGGAGTTGTTGATCAGGAATTCACCGGTCCCGGTAAAGCCGTTGCTGATGGCCTGGAACCCAGCGCCTTCGACGGCACCAGAGAAGTTGCTAAGCCACGGCAGCGAGCCGAGGCTGCGGCTCATGTTGGCAAAGCTGGCGATGTTTCCTGCCGTACCTAACAGGGATGAGCCACCACCACCGTCAGAACCATTGCTGCCACCGAACAGCGCGCCGGCAATAGCGCCGGTCACGGGCTGCATAACGGCCTGGATGACCGGCCTGAGCACCATGCTGCGGAACAGGCCCTTGATGTAGTCGGCGCCGGACTTGCCGCCTTCCATCAGTGCATTGGTAAGCGCCTGGCTGACCTGGTCGGTGGTCTTTTCCCACTCAGACAGGAATACCCTGCTCTGCACCTGCTGCGCCTGAAGCTCGGCGTTCTCAATGGCCTGCGTCTCTTGCACAGAGTTCGCGCCGAACTTGCTGCGAATCTCCTGCAACTGCTTTTCCAGGGCGATCTGGATCTTCAGTTTCTCGGATGCAACCTGCCGCGCTTCAGCGGAAGCAAACAACATCGAAGCCTGGAGGTCGAGCACACGGTTCTCGTCCTTGATGGCTTGAAGGTCTGCCAACTGCTGGTTGAAGTACTCGCGGCGCGCGTCAGAGTCGGCGGTGTTGGCCTTGATGATGTCGTTCTGATATTCCTCGTACTGCGCCGCGAGGACAGCCTTTACGGCCTTCTCTCGCTCGTAGTCGAGCCTTATCAGTTCGTTCTTACCTTTGATGGACCGCGTGGTGATCTGGTCCTCAATCTCGGCGGCTTGGCGCGTCAGAGCAGCGGCTTCGCCCGTCGCATCCTTCTTCTTGGCAACAAGCGCGGCCTCCTTGAGCAGCGCATCGCGGCGCGTTTCCAGCGCACGCAGATCCAGGCGCGTGTTTTCCTCAATCGATTCACGCTCGCTGAGTTGGCCAGTGGCGCGCCGCAGGGCAACGTCCTCCTGCGAGCGCTTGATGACCTCCAGCTTTTCCTTTTCTGCCTGCTTGACGGCTTCGACCTGGGCGCGAGTTGCGTCATTGAAAGCGGTCTGCGCGCCGCTGTTGGACTCCTTGAACCTGTCGCGGAGTTGGTCATATGTCTGCTGGTAATTCTTCAGCAGTTCATCGCGCACTTTCGGATCGGTCAGCGGATTGGCAATTGCCTTGGCGATCGGACCCATGGTGTCCCGGATCGCCTTGTTGAGCTGATCAGTCTTGGAGAGGTTCTTGTTCTGCAGGTCAATGGCCGCAGCAGCATCCTTTTCTGCCTGCGCACGGTTGGCTGCTGAGGTGGCGCGCTGGGCTTCTTCATCCGCAGCAATGGCAAGCGCAGCCTCCTGACGCTTCAAGTCCGGTAGTTGTGCGCGTGCTTCGGCATTGCCGCCAAAGCGACTCGGATTGAATGGCTGTGACGTGGCATTGCTGATCTGCTGGCGGACGGTATCCAGCATTTCCTCGGTCGTCTGCACGCGCCCGATGCGCAGCACGAAGTCAATGCCTTCGCTACCCTTTCGCTTGAGCGTGTCCCACCAGCGCTCCAGGGTGCCGAAGTGCTGCGCTGCGTCCTGCAGCCGCGTGTTCAACGCGTCGAATGTCTTGGCCAAGGCCTCCTGCGTGCGACCCTGGTCCTCCATCGCTTTGATCTGCTGGAGTTGGGCTGCCGTCAGGAAGTTGTACTGCTTGTTCAGCTCAGCGGCAAACTTCGCCGGTGCTTCGGCCGCGCCCGCAAAGCGCTTGGCCACAGCATCTGCGCCCTCGCCAGTGACCTTGCTGAAAAGCTGCGCGGCACTGGCGGCCGATTGAAGCGTTTGCCCCGTGAGTTGGCCGCTGGCAACTAGGGCTTGCAGAGTCCCGCGCGTGCTGCCTATCGTCGTCTCGGTCGCTTCCGAGATCGACCGGGCCATAGCGTTGTACTGGCCTTCGGTAAGTCCAGCAGCATTCCCGGTGAGAGTAATAGTTCTCGCGAACTCAGCACTTTGGGCCGAGCCCTTCGCATATGCTGCAGTCAAGCCGGCGACCGCCGCAGTAGCCAAGACCACCGGGTTGGTCAAAAGGCTGAGAAATCCAGCCGCAAGCCCCTTCAGCGCGCCGCCTACGCTGCCGAAGATGTCGCGCAACTGGCCGCCTTGCTGGATCAAGATGGTGAACGGGTCCGTTCCCATCTGCAGTTGGGTGATGATGTCCGTGATCTGAGGAGCCACCAGCGCCATCTGCTGCGCGGCCAGACGGCTTTCCTTGCCGACGCCGGTGAAGCCCTTTTCTGCCTTGGCGAGCGCATCCAGCAGCGGTTTCGCTTCATTGGTCACGCCGAGCATGGCGGCGCGCTGCGCAAGCAGGTCGTAGGTACTCTTGGTTCCTAGGTCAAGTCGCTGCCGCAGTCCCTTGATGAATTCTTCGCCCTTCGCCGCCTGTGCGGCGTCAATCTGGGCCTGCTTCAGTGCTTGGAACTTCTGGATCTGTGCTTCGGCAGCAGCCCCGACGCCGGCCAAGCTGGCCTGAAGGCGCTTCTCAGCCACCTCCATCTGCAGCAGTTCAGACGCATTCTTGTTGGCGGCAACAGCTTGCCGCTCCAACGCCGCGACCTGGGAATCCAGGGTGACCTGGAACGCCTGCCCCGATTTCGCCTGGGCTGCGTCAATCTGCGCTTGCTTGAGAGCCTGGTACTTCTGGATCTGCGCCTCAGCCGCCGCGCCAGCCCCTACAAGGGCGGCCTCCTGACGCTTCTCGGCCACCTCCAGCGCCAGCAACTCCGTCGCCGACAGCTTGGCGGCAGACGCTTGCTTTTGCAGGGCTGCGACTTGCGCGTCAATCGAGGACTGGAAGTCATCCGCGCCCTTAATCTTCGATGCACCAGATAGCGTCGCCTGCTGGATGGCCGCCACTTGTGCTTGAGCTTGCGCAAAAGCCTGCTGGGCAGATGCCAGTGCAGTAGCAGCGGCATCCTTGCCGGAACCGCTCCTGTGCGCCGCAGCCACGGCATCAATCGCCTTGACCAACTCCCTTTGCGCTTCGACCAGCCGTTGCGTGGCCTGAGTCTGAGAGTTGCGCTGCGCAGTCAGAAAATCCTGTGCTGCTTGGCGTTGATCTTGACTGCGCAGTCCGGCCAACTCGCGCTCAGCCGTCGCCAACTGCTTGGCAGTTGACTCCAAGGTCTGCTGAGCGCGGGCGGCAGAGTTCCCGCCAGCCTCTATCTGCCGGAGCGCATCAATCCACGGCTTCAGAGCCGCAGCATTCAAGCCACGCGCGGCACCAAGTCGCTCGGCCAGGTCAGCCTCAAGGCTGCCCTTCATGCCGTTGCTGATCTCGGCCATGGACCGCTTGATGCGCGACACAAGGCTGGCGGTGGATGCGTCCAGATTGGCGCTGGCCTTGCCGCCGGCTTCGCCAATCTGTCTGAGTCCGGCCGCACTGGCATCGCCAGCCTCTTTGGCGGCTTGGCCAAGCGAGGCCAGATCGCGCTTCATGGCGTTGATGGCGCCTCCAACGCCATCAGCCGAGACGCCAAACTCCAACTGGCCTTTCAGTTCACCCGCCATCAGAAATCTCCGAGGAACTTCCCATTAACGGGGAGGAGGTAACGAGTGCGCCCGCAGGGCGCAGGATATTCGGTTGACTTACGAACAATTCCAGACTTTTACACGCTTCGCGTGTATCGTCTGAGCCATGGAAATCAAGCGTGCCTTCCGCTTCCGCTGCTATCCGTCGCCGGATCAGCAGGTGGTGCTGGCGCGCACGTTCGGCTGCGCTCGATTCGTCTACAACCACATGCTGCGGCTTCGCACCGATGCGTGGTTCCAGAAGCAGGAACGGGTTGGGTATCACGAAACCTCCGCTGCGCTCACGGCGCTGAAGAAGCAGCCGGAACTGGAGTGGTTGAACGAGGCAAGTTCGGTGCCGCTGCAGCAGTCGCTGCGGCACTTGCAGACTGCGTTCACCAACTTCTTCGCCAAGCGGGCGGCATACCCGTCGTTCAAGTCCAAGCACGACAAGCAGGCGGCTGAGTACACGACCAGCGCCTTCAAGTGGGACGGCAAGGCGCTGAAGCTGGCGAAGATGGACACACCGTTGCCAATTCGCTTCTCGCGCACGATCCCGAAAGCGGCCAAGGTCACGACTGTGACGGTCAGCCGCGATGCGGCGGGCCGGTACTTCGTGTCCATGCTCTGCGACGACGCGGTGGAAGCACTGCCAGCTGCCGAGTCCAAGGTCGGCATCGACCTGGGGCTCACGCACTTCGCCATCCTCTCCAGTGGCGAGAAGATCGACGCACCGAATGCCTTCCGCAAGAACGAAGCGAAGCTCGTCAAGCTGCAGCGCAGACTGGCGAAGAAGGTCAAGGGCTCCAAGAACCGCGCGAAAGCACGGCTCAAGGTAGCCAGGGCACACGCCCACATTGCCGACGCCCGCAGGGACTTCCTGCACAAGCTCTCGACAAGGCTGATACGCGAGAACCAAGTGATCGCCGTCGAGACGCTGGCCGTCAGCAATATGAAGAAGAACCGGTCCCTGTCCAAGTCCATCTCGGATGCGGGCTGGGCCGAGTTCCTGCGCCAGTTGGAATACAAGGCGCAGTGGTACGGGCGCACGCTGGTCGGCATCGACCGGTGGTTTCCTTCAAGCAAGCGATGCAGCGACTGCGGGCATACCGCAGCCAAGATGCCGTTGAAGGTGCGCGAGTGGACCTGCCCCGAGTGCGGCAGCATCCACGACCGCGACGTCAACGCTGCGCGCAACGTTTTGGCCGCCGGACTGGCGGTGTCAGCCCATGGAGAAGCGGTAAGTCCTGTCTGCATTTGATGCTGGTGGGCTCGGTTCTGCGAAGTGGGAATCCCCGTCCTTCAGGGCGGTGAGCGGTCAATCCTGGTGCTCACGCATGGCGGCCAAGCCGGCCGCTTCCATCGCGCGGATGTCTTCAAACAGAACGTCGAACTCTTCGTCAGTCAGACGCATGCGCGCCATGTGAGTCAGAACGACGTTGTGGTCTAGGGCGTAGTGGCCGCCCATGCTGGTGCGCCACTGATTGCGCACGAGGTCGAAGAGGCGGAAAGCCTGCAGGTTTTCCGGCCAAACTTCGACAGGTTCAGGCTCGTAGTCCTCGGCGGACAGACCGGAGCCTTCAAGAGACTTGGCGGAAGGTGGCTGCCAGCACAGCACCTTCGCCAAGGCCTTCAGTTTCCCAGGCGGCCCTCTTTCAGCGCACGGTTGTATGCGTCAGCAATCGCAGCCGCAGCGCCAGGGAAGCGGTCAACCAACTGCAGCACGTTCTCGCGGTCGAACGCATCGGCAAGCTCCCAACCCTCTGCTGCCGACAGGATGTAGTCCGCATGCCCCTCGTTGATGGCCATGGCGAACTCGGCCTCGGTCGGAGGCTTCGGAGGCTCCACAACAGGCTCAGCAGCAGCCGGCTTGCGGCCCTTCTTCGCAGGCGCCTCAGCAGCAGCGGCTATCGGCGTCTTGATCCGGTCCACAAGCGCATCAATACGCGCGCGCGAAGCGGTCGACTGATCGTCAGTCATTTGCGCAAGCTCAGTCCGCGTGCGGTACTTGAACGTGAACTCCAGCGCGTCTGGCTCGCCGCCGGGCACAGGAATGTCAACGCTCAGTTTGAAATTGGCCGGGCGCTTGCCGAGGGTGATCTTTGCCATTGTGTTGTCGTTGAGTAGGAACAAAAAAAGCCAGCCGGGAGCTACCGCGGCTGGCTGTGTAAGCCCGGTGCCCACGCACCGGGATGGCGTGCATCGTGAGATGCATGAAAAAGCCCGCAGGGCTTGCGCCGTGCGGGCTTGTGACTACCCCTTGCGGGGAGGAATCTGTTTAGGCTTCGGCGACTTCTGTCTCAGCCTTAGATGCAGCTTCCGCTGCGGCCTTGGCGGCTTCCTTCGCCGCCTTGTTACGGGCTCGCGTCTCAGCACACTTGGCTAGGCGGGCGGCCTTCACTTCCGGGTCTGCCCATGCGGCTATCACTTTGGCTGTCGGCTTGGGGACGTGCTGCGGCTTTATGAGGCCGGCAGCTTCCGCTTCAGCCTTCTTGCGGGCGCGCGTGGCAGCGCACTTCTCCAGGCGAGCAGCCTTCTTCTCGGGATCATCCCAAATGGACTGCGTGTGCCGCCTCCGCACCTCGCGCTCTTCATCCGACAAGCGTTTCTTCTCTAGCCTGAACTGCTCCCAATACTTCCTGGAAGCCTCTAGTGTTTGCTCTCGGCCTTCTTCCGACCAATTCTTCGGCTTGCCTTTCATCGCCTCTGAACGCTTTCGCTTCTGCTCCTCGCTCATTGGAGCGCGAGTTTTGCCGGCGTTCGCGGCTCCGATCTTGGCCTTCCGCTCCGCAGGCATCGGCCCCATCTTCTTGCCGAGTCTCGCGGCCCTCAATTTGGCTGCGTGCTCTTCCGTGATTGGGCCGCGTTTCTTGCCGATCCGCGAGGCCGACATCTTCGCCCTCGTTTCTTCCGAGGGCACATAACCCTTGTGCGAATCAGAGAGCTTTCGCCTGTGCTCTTCAGAAAGCGGCTTGCCGCGTAAAGCCTGAGCCCTACGCTCTATAGTTTCCGCATGCTGCCTACCGGAGCCGCCTCCAGCATTTAGGTTGTATCCCTTGCTTTTATTGCGGGTGTCATAGAAGTTGATGAACTCGACCTCTTTCTCGTTGAGTTCATCTTTGTTTGACGCCTCAAAAATAACCTTTATCTCAAACGCCTCTACACCATATTTGGCAATTGAGTTTTTCAGCCTTCGGCATCCGGTGCTGTCTCTGATGTGTTTCCGCCACCTGCTTTTGACAGAGCCCACGGTCTGCCCTATGTAGCGCTTGCCAGTCACCACGTTGGTGATCATATAGATCACGCCGTAGGGCTTCGGTCGTGTAGAATCCGCGCCAGCCATTTCTTGCAGTCCTTTCCTGCTGAGTGGTTAGAAACCCGCAGCCGTTAGCAGCGACTGCGGGTTTCGCTATTTTCGGGCCTATGCGTATATTTACAGCAAAGACCCTACTGATTATGCTGAATAGCGCGTGTGCCTGGAATTTCCGTTTACGACTGCCGAGATGCGATTTATCTGACCTTCCGTCAGACGCGGCACATCATTCAAAGCGACACGGCCCGGGATATATACCCGCGAGCCATTGCGCAGGAGCATTTTCAGAACCGTATCGGACTGCACGTCGGTCAGGCTGCGCAGCGCGGTATACCCAGCCGTGGTGTCGTCGTCGTCCAATTCCAGGGTGTACGACGTCGGGGTGAAACCGTCATTAATCGAAAATTCTGTATCATTTTCGAGATATTTGTAAGTAACAGTTTTCGGATCGCCGCCCGAAGTTTGCGGGTTCATGATCTTCGTGAGCTGCACCCAGGTCGTGACCTTGCGCACCGTGCCAGCGCCGCCGCTGGCGGGATACGTGGTCGTGCTGCTGGTGTCCAGATTGACCAGCGTGAACGTGGTGGACGTCACGGCACCGATCTCGAACACCCGCTTGGTAACGCGACCCCAGCCGTTGGTGATCTCCACCACATCGCCGTTGGAGTAGCTGTGCGCCGTGGAGGTCGTGACGACTGCGGTGGAGGCGTTGCTGACGCCAGTCACGGTGAAAGACGAGCCGAAGGCGGTTGCCACACTGAAGGTGGTCCCGGTAGGTACGTTAGCCATTTGTTGGGCTTCCCAAATGAAAAAGCCCGCGAAAGCGGGCCAATGAAAAAGGCCGCCCGAAGGCGGCCTGCTCTTGATGGCCTAACGGCCGGTGATTTGTTGACTACTCAGCTTTCCAGCAGTCGAACTCCTGCATGGCTCCGTAGAGCCCGAGGTCTGGTTCGTTGATGGCGCCGAATGCGCTGAGGGGACGGGCGTCCATGTCGGTAGCGGCGCGCATGGCGGCGGCTACCTGCTTGGCAAGCGTGGTTGCTTGGGCACGGGTGTTCGCCCAGAGGTTGATCTGCATGCGCGCGTTGCGAATGCCAGATGCCGTCTTGTCGATGTAGTTGACCTCTTCGCCGCCGACCTGGATGTAGGTGGCCCAGGGTCGCGGCGTGTCGAACGGGGCGGTGTCTGGGAAGACGCGGCCCCCGAAGATGGAGCCGATGGCCGAGACGATGCTTTGCTCGATCACAGCACTTCCCTCACCTTCTGGATCATCACTGAGTTGGCCGCGCGCAGTGCGAAGTCGATGTTCTGGTCATAGGCTGGACGCAGGAATGGCTGAGCTGGCGTCCACCGCGGGCCACCTGGCCATGGGTAGAAGAACTTCAGCTTCTCCGACATCGGAGCGTTGCTCTTTGGCAGTGGCTTGCCGCGCATCTCGGGGCGCACGATGGTGTACCAGTTGCCAGTCTTCTCATCCTTGTGAACGACGAATGGCTGCCAGTGTCCGAATTCCATGTCGCCCAGCGACGTGCCGCGACCTTCCAAGAAGTGCCCGTGTGCCGCGTAGCCGTGAGACCTCTTCTTGGTACGGCCTGAGTTCCAAGACACACGATAGGTGGCTCTGGAGTAGCCGGCGCCAGCCTCTTTGCTCTGCTTCTCGGCGAATGCGCGGTACAGCGAACGACGAAGGTCACCACCTGGGTACAACTTGCCGGTGCTGGAGTCGTAGTGCGGCGCATTGGCCACCGGCACTTTGCTCATGGCCGCTTCGTAGAGTACCTTCGCGCCCGCGTGCGCCGCCAGACGTACCGCGTCCTTGATGGCCGCTTCGATCTCGTCCAATTTGGCAGACATGCGCGAGAAGTCGAACTTGATGTTCAACATGGCTCACCACCTTTTCGCCATGACTAGGCGCGCGTGGTTGATGGACGGCTGAGGCAGCACAAGCAGCGCCGCTTGGTCTTCGTTGAGCGCGACATTGCCGGCCTGGTCTGTCGTGCGGGCCGTGACGGCGTAGTAGCCGGGCGGCAGCACCGGCAGATCCAGCGACCAAGAAATGCCCGTGATCACCAGGCCGTTGGCCGTCGTGTACGTCTCGGTGCCGACACCGACCGACAGCGTGTCGCCGGCCGATGCCGACCAAGTGCCGGTAAGCGTTGCAGCGATGCCGTAGGCAACGGTCGCACCGGACACCGTAGGCTCCAGCGGCGGCGTCAGGTCAACGGTGATCGGGAAAACAGTGCTAAAGGCGCCCACAAGGTCGCCGTTGCGCACGCGCGCACGGTACGTGTAGGCGCCTTCCGTCAATCCGCTGTCCGCATACGTCCAGGCTGTGCCGGTGGAGGTGAGCATGCCCAGCGTGACGTAAGTGCCGCTTGCGGGAGCGCGCTGCAGTTCAATGCGCTCGGACCCTACGAGCGCGGTGCTGAGCGTGCCAACAACAGCCGGGGCCGAGGAGTTCGTGTAGCCCGCACTGGCTGCACCGCCAACGGACGTGAACGACACCGTCGTCGTGGGTGCCGCCATGCCCGTGGTGTTCGTGGCGGAGACGTCTGCAAAGCTCGCCGCGTAGTTGCCGGCCAGGTCTTGGATGCGCGCGGTTCCCGAGGACGGCTGCGTGTAGCTGACCGTCACTGTCGAGCCAGCGGTGACAGACGCACCCAGATCCAAACGGACGCGCTTCAAATCCTCATTCACGAAGGTGCCAGAGACCGTGACCGGAGAGCCCCCCTGCTTGACAGAGAACGCACTGCCCGGCGCCTTGAATCCGGCGGTATTCGTCAGGTTCAGCGCATCAGTGAACGTGATGAGGACGACGTTGTCGTTGACCGTGATCTGCTGAAGGTCGGGCGGATCGTTGTCATATGTGAATGTCAGTCCGGTCGATGCCGCGCCGGGCGTGCCGCCTACGACTTGACGCACATACCACGTATTGCTGCCCTGGACAGGTGCGGGTGTCGTGGTCGTCCACGGGCCGGAGCTCGTCGTGGAGTACTCCAAGCTTGCGCCGCTGGAAGCACCAGTGACGGTGACCGCAGGGTTGCTGGTGATCTTGTCGGTGGTGGACGGACCAGTGTCGGTCGTCAGCGCCAGCGTGAGCGTGCCGGTGGGCGGCGGCGGTGGCGGTGCAGGGGTCGACTCCAGCTTCGTCGGGATGGTAGTGACGACACCAGGCGTCGTGCTGTGGTAGTCAGGACCGGGGCTGGACCACAAGTCCCAAAAGAAGTCTCTTATGAGATTCCAAGGCTTGAGAGCAGTCAGCGAGCCGTCCGAGTTGTGCAGCGCCCAGGTAGCCGCCTGCCATGTGATATGAGTCCCCCTCAATCCCGCGCGGAACGTGCCGTCCACAGTGACGCCCGTGGTCGTCATGCGGTTGTAGACGTTCTGCAGCGTCGGATTCCCGCTGGAATCCTTCAGGTGGGCAATCGAATAGACGCGAGGCGTGGCTGTTGCGTCGGCGTGGCTGTTGTGCTCCCAGTTCTGGTTCTGGATGCTCGGACTGATTGCCGTCTTCCCCTGTGCGTCGGCGTACTTCTTGTAGACGCCGTTCTCGACGCTTGAATCGTCCCACCAAGTGTCAGGCCCGCCGAGCGTGATGCCGTTGTCAACCATCGGCCCGCACATGGTGTTGACGGCGTAGGTAGGGAAATTCACAAAGTGCCCCACGATGGTCGTGGGGAACTTCGCCTTCGTGCGGGTCTGAATGCGCAGCAGCGCATCCTTTTGCTTCAACTGCTGGTCTGACGTCAGAGCAACACCGTCGTTGTTGCCCCAAGACGTTTCGTTGAAGTCGATGGTGGACAGCAGGTAGCGAATGTCGCCGGCCGGGCGGCCGATGCTGTCCAGCGCCGCGCCCATGGCTTCCATGAACAGCGCCAACCGTTCTTCTACGGCAGGAATCCAAAGCGCGGGGTGCTCGTTTATCGCGTCAGGATTTTCTTTGTTGCCCCAGGTATAGACGCCGATTCCGTAATCGCTTTTGTAGCCGCTCTGCCCAGGGCGTAAGTAGGCAGGCGCCCCACGCCCCCCGATGCCTTTGAACTGCAGCAGGATGCGCATGTAGAGGTCTCGCCCAATGGCGAGACTGCGCGTCTTGAGCGTCTGGAGGTCGGCAAGGATCGAGCTGAAGTCATAGATATACGTGCCAGAGCCGGCCGGACTCTCTTTCTCCAGGTTCTTCCAGACATAGCGCATCTGGACCCCAATGAGGTTGGGGATGTTGCTGGATGCAGTAGTGGTGCTGGCGATGCCGTCAAGAAGCGTCGTGAGGTTCTTGGTGTCGCCTGCGCCCAGGACATAGTGTCCCGGATACCACTTGAAGTTCGTCGACATCCCAGTCTCAGCGCTCGATGTAGACCCGGAAATCGGGGACGACGCACCACTCAGCGGTACCGGACGCGGTCATCGCCGCGGCCAAGGTCAACTTAAAGCCCGTGGTGATGTTGGGAATCGTGTCGATGGCCGGGCGCACGTTCGTGATCTGGGCGGACATCGACGAGAAGCCGGAGCCAGCGCCCTGCTTCCTCATCGTCGTGTTGCTGACGATGCGCCACTCGGTGGACCAGCCGGCCGTGGTGTTCGTGGCCGCCATCGTGATACCGAACGAGCTGATAGCCGTGTCGGTCAGGTTGCCGTTCGGTCCCGCATAAAGCGCGGTCTGGATACCGTCAGTGGTGGACGTGGTGACGTTGGTGCCCTTGCCAATGGCGACATAGATGCGCAGCAGATCGCCGACCTTGAGCGCGTTGGGCGGCACGGTGCACACGCAGTTGTTCATGGCCCGCATGCTGGTGTTGCCAGGAGCTGCGGTGTCGCCGCCATCGGCAAGAAGTCGGAACAGCCGCGTCGTCGGCATGCTGTCCCGAAGTCGGAAGATGCCGCCGCTCACAGATAGCTCTCCCGGAAAACGAACTTCTGCGCTGCAACTAGGCCGAGCACCCGAAGCACGCCGCTGGTGACCATGTTCTCCGGGCAGACGAACATGGAGCCGGCCGGCACACAGATGCAGGCATTGGCAACCGGAATGTTCGTGTCATCGACCCAGAGGTCATTGCTTGTGTCGAGGTTCTGCAGGAGCCAGCCGGTACGGTTGACGCGCGCCGCGGCAAGGGTCTGCGCGACGCCTGCAGTCGTGATCGTCGTGACGCCGCCGGCAGGAACTGCCCACGACATGACAGGGAAAAGCACCTGCGCGGGGGCATCGCCGGCACCCTCAATGGATACAGGGCCGACAACAACGGCTTGAAGGGTCATGGCTGCTCAGCTAATTGATGCGACCGTGCCGTCGCTGTTGTAGGTCCACGTCTGCAGCGTCACGCTGCCGCTCGTGACGGTGGAGACTTTCTTTTTGCCGTTAACGGTGGTGTAGTTGACCGTGTAGGTCACGCCGTTGACGGTGTACGTCGCAACGGATTTGTCCGAGTTGTACGTATAGGTTGCGCCGCTATTGATGATCCCCAGCAGCTTCAAATCGGCGGCATTGGTCGTCACCGAGAACCGCTTGGTGCCAGCTGAGAAATTGACCGGCAGCGTGGCGCTGCTACCGGACTGAGGCGATGTGCGCTCAAACGTATCGCCGCCGAGATACGTTCCCTCGCCGGTCTCCCACTGTCCGGTCGGCTGGTAGTTGGCATCCACGGCCTCATAGCGGTACGGGATGCGCGCGTTTACCGCAGCAACCGATTGCAGCGTGCGACGGCCCGGGAAAGGCGTCGTGGGGGACAGCGTGACGTTGCCAGTGCCGGTACTTGTGCTCGTCTGAGCCACCGCGTCATGGAATTCCTTGATCGGCATGTGTTCAGCTCTTCAGGTTCGTGTTCTCACAAGCCAGGTCGATGAACGCCCTGTCGGAAGTCGGCATGACGGCGCGGATGTCGTAAGGCCTGCCGTCAATGAGCAATCGCATCCCGGCGTCAATACCGGTGCGATGTCGGATGCGCACGGACGCGCGCACCGTGGAGAGATCTGCGCCGCCCTTCACAGCCTCAAGGCCGTTGACGTGACGCACGTCAGCCCAAAGCCGCGCGATCTCGGTCCAATCGCCGACGACCTCCTGGCCGAAGTCGTCCTTTCCGCTGGGACGCTGTTGCAACGTCACCCGGAAGTTGAAGGCGCCGGCACCCATTAGCCGTAGACCTTGAATGGTTCCAGCAGTCCGCACAGATACGGCAGCGCCGTCATCTGCTTGCCTGCAACAGCCTCACGGTTCGCATAGAAGGCGCCGACGTGCAGCAAGATCCACTGTCGAATGGACTGCGGCACATCTGCGGGGCTGGACCCGAAACCGGCGACGTAGCGCACGCGCACCGTGTTGATTTCGGCGCGCGTCGTCGGCCATGCCTTCTCGAAGGCTGGCACTAGGTATGCCGGCGACACGTCGTTGCTGTTGTCTAGAACGTAGTCCGCAGGGTCCAGCGTGGCTAGCACGCCGTCCTCATCCACGTACTGCAGCGACTCGACGCCCAGCACCCTGGGCCACTCCAGGCGCAGCGCCTCGCCGAATGCGTCCGTCGTCATCTGCCACGTTGTGCTGATGAGCGTGCGCTGCATCTGGCCTTCGGCAAGTTGCCGAGCGGCGGTTATGAGGCCGCCTATCAGCAAGTCCTCTTCGTCGTGATCGACTCGAAGGTGCAGCTTTGCCTCTGCGACGCTCACCGGTTCGGTGGTCGCATCCACGAGCTTTACGGTTGACATGCGCTACCTTCTTGGACGCTTCGTGTCGTTCAGACGTGGCGCGAAGCCGCTGCCGCTCGGAGCGCGGCGATATACCTGCGTCGTGTAGACATAAGCCGACAGTGCCGACTGCTGCGTCGCAGCACGCACTACCACTGCACTCAGAGGCGCCGAGGCAGAGGCTGCATTGACCACGACGGCCGTGACCGGAACGCTGGCGTTCTGAGCAACCTGCACGATCGTGCTCAGGTCTATCGACGTGCTCACGGGGTGGCTGGCGTCGATGTAGGCGCTCAGGCCAGAAACAGCCTCTGGCTGGCTCAGAACCCCGACACTGAGACCCGCGCTGCGGGTCATGGTGTCAAGCACCGCAGCACTGACATCAGCAGCCGCCGTGACGCTGACGGCCTCCATGACCATCAGCGACAAGCCGGCCTGCGTCGACTGTGCCGCCGCGATCACGACGTCAAGCGCCGTCTCCACCGCCTGCTCAACACTCAGTGCCGCACTCAGCGCGGCCTCGACGGCTTGGGTGACCGATACAGGAACTGACAGCTCTGCCTGGAGCAGCATCGGCACGTTGATGCAGACATCCAGCGCTGCCGACGTGACCGGCTGATCAAGAACCGCTACCGAGACCTCGGCAAAAGCTTCAACGGGCGTTTCAATCGCCGCCGACATCTCCACCGTCAACTCGGGGATGGAGTGGATCTGCAGCGACAGATCGGCCGCTAGGGTGTTGCTGAAGAGCACACCGACGCTGAAGGGGAAACTTACCTCCGCGTTGGACACCCGGCTGAAAACCGGCATGCCAACCTGCTCGTGCGCGTAAGTCGCCGCCCAGCCGATGTCGGCCGACCAGGCCAGCGGCAGCCCTTCGTCATAGAACGGGGTGCCAGGCGTCTGCGGCGGCACCGCACCGAGGCCGCCGAGTTCCAGCACTGCGAGACTGCGGAAGCCGGCGTCCTGTCGGATGTAGACGCTCAGCCCAGTGTTGGCTGAACGCGCCTCCAGCACTGCTGCGGACAACAGCACCTCTGCCGAGCGCGGCTCGTACACGCTGACCGACAGCGCTGCATCCAGCGAGGCGCTGCGCTGGTTGAACGCCGGCTGCACACCAAGGGGCTGGTATGCATAGATCGCCGACCAGCCGATGTCCGAGGCCCACGCTTGCGGAAGGCCCTCATCGTTGGCCGGAACCCGCGGCGTCTGCGGCGGCGCTGCTGAGATGCCGCCGGCTTCAAGTAGCGCCAGGCCGCGGAAACCGCTGGCCGTGGTGACGATCTGCGCGCTCAGTTCGGCGCTGTTCGTGCGCGCGGCCTGCACCGGCGCCGACAGCGGCGCCGACACAGAGCCGGCCTGCTGGACCGCTACGGACAGCGCCGCATCAGCCTTGGAGACCGGGACGCTGATTGCGCTAAGGCCGCCAGCCTCCAGCAACGCCAGGCCACGGAAACCGCCTTGCCGAATGTAGACGCTCAGCGGCGCGCTGAGGGTCACGCCCGTGCGCGGCGCGCTGATGCCGCCCAGCTCCAACAGCGCAACACTGCGCCAGCCGCCGTCCAGACGTACCAGCGCGCTCAGCGGCGCGCTGGCCGTGGGCTTTGTGCTGACGGCTACCGAGAGCCCAGCCGAGGTGGTGCGCCCGGGGCCGAGCGCACTGACGCCACCCAGCTCTGGTAGCGCCAGCGAGCGAAAACCGCCCGCCACAGTGGGCTACCTCAGGCGGCGCCGACGATGGGCACGGCCGCCGCGTCGGTGGTCAACGTCTGGGTGTACTGAGTCGTGGAGCCATCGGTCTTCTTGACCGTCAGCGTCGCGCCGGAAATGCTGAAGTCAGCGCGCAGGCCGGTGGTCTCAAGCCACTCGGTGCCTCCCACCAAGCTCTCGTACACGTTCGACGGAACGACCATGTAGTCATGCCACACGGGCAGCGCACCGGTTTCGTTCACTGCCACGCGCAAGCGGCCGAGAGTACCGGTGTCGGTGGCATTGATGGCCACGCTGTAGTAGCCGTTCTCCATGTGCGTTGCGGTAGTCGTTTCCGACTTTTGCGCGAAGGCTGCGGCGTTCTTGGACAGGCGGATCTTTGCTTGAGTCAGCGACAGAGCAGTCTCGGCCGTGAAACCATCGGTGCTGTCAACAAACGGACCGAGCACCAGCGTGGCGGCCGTGGATTGCTTGAGAAGAGTGCTCATTGCGCGGACCTCAGTCGGAATTGATGCATGGAACGAGGGGCCTGTGACTGGCTGCTGCCGGAGCCGAGAACTTCGATGGCGGCCAGCGTCCAGGTCTGTGAAGCGGGGGCCGTCATGCCAATCGCGTAGGTGCCAGTGGCGCCTGAATCGGCGTGGTAGCCGTGGTACACGCAGTACTCGTTGGCCAGTGTGTCGTTGTTCTGCGCAACGGCAGCAGTGCGCTGCGTGAACGTCCCGGCATTGCTGCGGTATGTCTGCGATGTCAACGCAGTGGCCGCACGGTCGCCGATGAACATCACCGCCGCCGAGTTGGCCCCGGTGGTCGTCAAGTTGACGGACGGAGCCGTGCCGGTACCGGAGCCAGAGACAACGGCACCGACGCCGCCAGCACTGCGGAACTGGTACGCCGTCGCGCCGAACACGATGCCATCGTCTCCTTCAGTGCCAGCGCCGCGCGAGACCGAGATCGTCACGGACGCTGCCGTGGACGCAGTGGCGGTCCAGATGTAGAGCTCAGCGTGCGACGAGTCGACCGCGACGTCCGCGCGTTGCGTGTACGTGTTCGTCGCGCTGTCGCTAACGACTAGGCCGTCAATGTGCGATTTCAGGGTGCCAATGACGACGATCAGGTCGCCAACCTGCGTCGTGAGCGACATGGTCAGCGCGCTGCCGAAGGCCTGGGCCCATGTGCTCGTGTTTACGCTGGTGACAAAGGTTGGTGCTGCCATGGTCAGGTTCTCTGGTAAGCGCCGCGGGTCCAGTTGCCAGCCACGCGCGGGACGCCATCCATGTCGATGTCGTACGGCGCCGCCAAGTCGATGCCGGCCGCAAAGCTGGCGGTGCTGGCGATGTGGTAATCGGCGCCGGCGTAGTTCTTGAAGATGGACGTCGGCACGCTGAAAATTGCGTTCGTTCCGGAGCCGCTGTAACTCGTGTTCGAAAACGCGTTATGCGACACCACTGAACCGCTTCCGGCCGTGATGGAGCCGCCGCTACCGATCCAGAGGTTGTTGCGCACGGTGTTGCCGCTGCCGTCCGGGAACTGGATGCCGGCGTTTCCTTCGAGGCCGCGGATGAACGTGTTGTTGACGATCACGCAGCCAGTGCCGTTGCCGCCGTTGGTCGGGTTGCCCAGGAAGCCGATGGCGGCATCGCCGACATAGAACGTGTCGAAGACATTGCCGTACACGAAGATCGCGGGCTTGCGGCTCTGCGAGCGGTTGACGGCCACGGCGATGAGCGCGGTGCCGCCGAGCCCAGACTGGTAGCTGTTGCGCCAGACGTTGTGCCGAATGACGGTGTCGAACACCGAGAAATACACGTTGACGATTTCGCCGTGGTGCGTGCCGTTGCTCCACGCGTTCTCGCAGGCGTTGTATTCGATCACGCAGCCATCGGTCTGACGGATGAAGAAGACGTTGCTGCTGCGGTTTATGTAGTTGCGACTGAAGACGATTCCCGTACCCTGAATGTCGTTCGAGTCTGTATCGAACGTGTACGGCCGGTAGTTGCTGTCGGTCTGCGGGCCAATGCCGTAGCAGTAGCAGCGCGTGATGGTGACGTTGTTGACGGCTGTGCCGCCGAAGCGGATGTTCTGGCCGCGGGCGTTGCCGCCGGGGCCGGTGGTCGTTCCGTTGCCGCCGGACGTCGAGTGGTCGATGCGGATGCCGTAGCTGTCGCCGTCGAACCAGTTCAACTCGTTGCGCGTGCCGCCGTCAATGATCCAGTTGCTCGTGTTGATGGTGATCGGTTCGAGCTGGCTGGTGAAGTACGCCTGGCCGGTGCCGAAGGAATCTGACCAGCCCTGGTTGGTGCCGTGATCCGAGATAGTGGCCTTCTTGATCGTGATGTAGAGCGATCCGTTCGTGGCCGTGCTCAGCGTGCGCGTGGTGTAGGTACCAGACTTCAGGTAGTACGTGAATCCGCGCTGAAAATTGACTGTGCTCCAGGGCGCCACGTTGTTCCAGTCATCCCCGGATTGGTCACCAGAGGGCAGCGGACCAACGTACTTGGCATTCGTCGGCGCCTGCGCCTGCTGATCGATCTGCATTGACAGGCCGGCAGATAGAAGCCGCTGGTACCGCAATGCGAGGGAAAGCGGGCCCGACGCAATGGCGGACGCCGGCTGCGCAAACGACTCCGATGGTCGCTTGCGCTGCGGTCGCCCCATGCCGGCGCGCACTGCAATGGGCCTGCTGTACGCCATGACTCAGCCGTCGATCTCTTCGATCGCCAGGTTGATCGTCACGTTGCCCGTGCCGCTGGCACTGCGGATGCTGACCTGGCCGCTGACAGGCACCGGGAACTCCCAGCCGGGCGCGGCGACGTACTTGTCGATGCCGCCGTTGGCGTTGGGGCCCATGCGCCACAGGATTGCGCCGTCCAGCGTCGGGGCTGCGGCCCAGGTCGTATAGACGCTGAAGGACGCCGCTGCGCTGGACGGGTTCAGCTTGCTGGGCGTGATCGCGCCGCCGGGCGTCGTGCCTCCGGAACTGCGCTGCACCAGGATTTCGTTGACGGCCGATGCCGTGTCCATCCCTTTGATGTCGATGACGGTGATGCGCAACGGCTTGGTGGAACTGGCGACGATGGTGAGCAGGTCGGCCGTCGTGCTGAGCGTGGTGCGGGCACGCGAAACTGAGAAGAGAGGCATTGCAGGTTCTCCAGAAGATCAGGGCTGCAGGTCCTGGCGAGACACCACGACCGCCCCGCTTGCGCTATCCACGTAGACACGCACGCCGGCCAGTTCGACCACGACCCACTCGACGTTCGACTGAGCCTCCGTCCCGACATCCCTGATGCCGCGGCGGCGGAAGATCGCGCCTTCGGTGTCATGGAGCGCGACACGGACGGAGCCGTTGGACGCTGCGCGCATGCCGCTCTGTGCGTCTGCGTCGATTTCGAAGGGGATGGGCTGGGTCATGAGGTGTTGGCGCGAAAAAGCCGCCTCGTGGGCGGCTTGTTAGGTGATCCGTATCTGAGAGCGCTATTAGTTGCGCCTCAGACTTCATCCCAGGAAAAGTAGACGCTGTCACCTTGCGCGAGGCCGCCCGTCGCAGTCGACTGCACTTCGCACATCAGGACCAAGTGGTCGCCCTTTTCGCCAGTGCTCGTGTACGGGCCGGCGCCAAGACTCAGCGCGGAGCCGGACGTGTAGCCAAAGAAGTTGTTGTAGCCGGTGGTAGCCGTGGCCTCGGCCGGCGTGGCGTAGGTGGTCACGGCCTTTGCCCACAGCAGAACACCGGTGCCCAGGCTGTTGGTGCCGTCGGAGTACGCCTTGATGCCGGTGATCTGCGAGTACGTGCCGCCGGTCACCTCCAGGCGCAACCACTTCTCATACGAGAAATCGCTGCCGCTGGTCGGCTTGACCATCGGGTTGTTCAGATCGACGGCGCTGTTGTCCGCATTTTTGAACCGGATGCCACTGGCCGCGTCCGTCGCGGTTGCACCGGCCCCATTTTTTTGCACGATGCGAGTCGTTGCGGCCATGTGGCCTCCTCAAAAAGAAAAGCCGCCCGAAGGCGGCTTGATGGTTGCAAGTGAAGCGGCTTAGGCCGGCGTGCTAGCCGGGTGGCCCTTGATCACGTTCACGGCGATGGGCGTGCCAGCGCCGTGGGTGCCGCTGAAATCAGCGGTGACCTTCAGGTAACGGCGTTCGCCGATGTAGGCCACCTTGGCGACGGTGGCCGCAGCGTGAGCAGCGGTCAGCGAGCGCACGATGCCGCCGGTGCCCACGCTGGAGTCAGCGTTGGTCAGAAGGCGCACGTCATCACTGGTCACGGCGGTGTACGTGGTGTCGTCCTTCGAGTGAGTCAGCAGGAACTCGATCTTGTTGGACGTGGTGAACGTGATGCCGCCGACGCCGACACCGATGGAGACAACGGCGCTGTCGAAGCCCTTGAGATCAATGGCAGAGGAGGTCGTGTCGCTGGACAGCGTGGCGTTGAGCGCCGGCACGATGGAGATGTTGTTAGCGAGGTCTCGCATGACAATTCCTTTGGAAGCCTGGGTGAAGAAAGGCCTGTCAGTGCAGGCCTTTTTCAGTGGTCAGTCGTGGATCAGGACGCGGAAATTTTGAGCTTCTTCATCGCGTCGCTCTGACGCACGCCGCCACCGACGCGCTTGCGGGCGCGGTACACCACGAGGCCGTTGTCGGCTTCGGTGATGTAATCGGCCTGGAAGCCCAGGCCGATGCGATCAACGATGGTGTATGCGCGCTTGAAGTCACCCCACAGCACCGGGTAGGCGCTGGCCGCGATGTCCGGAAGGTCAGGGAACTCAACGTACGGAGCGCCCAAGATCGTGTTCGCCACGGCGTTGGCGAAGCCAGGGGTCCAGAGGTAGTTGCCTTGGCCGTCCTTAAGCTTGCGGATGTCACGGATGGTCTTGCGGTTCAGCGCGAACATCGCGTTGGCAGCGTAGGCCGTCTTCAGCTCGAACTGCAGGTTGATCAGGCCGTCAGACGTGATCTTGGTAGCGTCGCCGCTGACCACCTCACCGATGCCAGAGGCCACCAGCAGGCCCTCCATTTGCTGAGCGGCGGAGCCAACGCCGTTGATGGACTCGGCGCCTTCCTTCACGGCCATCTGCTCGGCGACTTCCATGCGCAGCTCGCCAAGGAGGTCGTAGTCCGAATCCTCCAACATCTGTTGCGACACGCGGTTGCGCGCGAACATTTCCGGGGCCGTGATCTCGCCCATCCCATACTTGGGATCGGTCGTGTCCGTACGGGTCTCGATTTCACCGACGCGCTTGGCGCTGCCGGTGCCGACACGCTTGGGCCACTTGTACGAGTGGCCGCCGATAATGCGCACGGTGGCGAGTCGACGGATGGGCGACTGCTCCACGATGTCCTTGAGGATCGCGCGCTCCAGATCCGGCGGGGCAAGCAGGTAGCCGGCGGACTGGTCGTCGCCCTTCACCAGAGACGCCATGTGCGTCTTGATGACCTGCATGTCCTCCAGCGAGCGGGCCTCATGGCGGGTGCGCATCACGCGGTTGAACGCGGCTTGCAGCTTGGCGTTCTCGGCGGCGGAGTCGGCAGCGGTGGAGCCGGGGCGCTGCAGCATGGTCTGGACTTGATCCAGTTGCTCCTGCATGGCCTTCGCAGCATTCTGCTGGGCCAGCAGTTGCTGGTTCATGTTCTCGTAGCGATCCAGCGTATCGCTGATCGCCTCGACCTTGGCAGTCAGGTCGCCAACGGCCTTGCCGTCAGCCTTGGCCGAGATGAGCTTGTCGTTGTGCTCACGCAGTTGCGTGACGGCTTCCATTACTTCCTGGATGCCATCATTGGTGATGTTGGGCATTTGGATTCCTACAGACGTAAAAAAGCCCGCTCGGGGCGGGCTTCGTTGGGCTTGGGGACGGTTTGGCTACTTGCTGATGAGGCTCAGGATGTGGGCCTTCAGGTTCGCCAGCTCGGTTGCGCTTTGCTCGTCACGAGCAGGCGCGGCCGGAGCCGCAGGTGCGGCAGCGGCGGGTTCCCGAGACTCGTCGCGAGGCCCGGTGTGCAGCGCGGCCTTGGCCAGTGCGATGACGCACTTGGCCTCGGCCGCAGAAAGGCCAACCGCATCACGCAGTTGGCGCTCAAGGATGCGGACCTCAGGCGTGCCGTCGTCGTCGCCGGCAGGCACGAGGTCTTGCGGGGTGTTCTTGAAGAAGGGCAGCATGGCCGAGCGCGCATGCGTCAGCGCGGCCTTCTTCTCCTTCTTCTTGGCCGGCACCATCGTGTCGGCGAATCCTTTGTCCACGGCGTCCTGGCCGCGGAACCACGTTTCGGCGTCAACCCACGAGGCGATTTCGGCGCGGTCGCCACCGGTGCGCGCGACGTAGATGTCGATGAGGCCGGCTTCCAGCGTGTCCAGCACGTCGGCTTCCTTGCGCAGGGCCTTGGCGTTGCCGGCGAGAATCGTCCACGGCGCGTGGATCATGAAGTTCGCGCCTTCAGCGATGCGGATCTCGTCGCCGGCCATCGCAATTACGGAAGCGATGCTGGCGGCAATGCCATCGACGTGCACGATGATCTTGGCCTTGTGCGTGGCCAGCGCGTTGTAGATGCTGACGCCGTCGAACACGGACCCGCCTGGCGAGTTGATGTGTACGTGCAGCTCATCAGCATCCAGCGCGGCGAGTTCGCGCACTGTGTCCTCGGCATTAACGCCGCCGTCCCAGTAGCCGCCGATGTCGCCGTATACAAACAGCTTCGGCGCTTCGCCTTCGTCGGCGGCCAAGCGCAGGTGGCCAGGGCCCAGCGCGCGCGGCGCCAGATTCATTGCCCGCTCGGGCAGGCCGGCGAGATTGATGACGGGTTTGGTCATTGCGGCCGTCCCTTCCTCATTGCTTTCTTGTTCCTCGCCCAACTCGGAGAGGACTGCGGCCAGCGACACCTGAGCGTCGCGGATGCGAGATTCGTTGCGGGCGCTCAGCACGCGCCCGGCGTTCAGACGTTGGCCCATGGGCTACCCTTGGTTGCGCGCTGAAAGCGCTTGACTGGATGCCGCCAAGTCGTTGTTGTCTTGCTGTGCCGGGGCCGCGCCAGCGGGGTTGCTTGGCATGCCTAATTCCGGATCAGAGGCGTCGCCCATGTTCACGGGCGCGCGGTAGATTTCGCCGCCCTCGTACGGGTTCTGCTCCTCGTAGGCGCGGATCTCGTTCGCGTTGAGCGCGCCCATCTGCCAGAGGCGGAAGTAGTACTCGGCGCGGTCACGCGCGGCGCCGCGCATCAAGGCATTGGCGTTGAACTTCGCGTAGATACCGTCGTCCAGGTCACGCTCGCTAAGCAGGTTGCAGTCGATGCTCTGCTCGATGCGTTCGTACCAAGGCGCCAGGCAGTGCACCACGTGCGCCAGGAACATCTGCTCCGCGCTGGCGTAAGTGGCCGTCTTGTCGCTGTAGCCGACCATCAGTGGCGCGCACCTAAAAATTCTGCACACCTCTTCGATCTGGTGACGTCTCGTTTCGAGATGCTGGCTATCAACGCCCGTCATCGACGTCGGCACAAACTTGGCGCCGCGGTCAAGAATCATCGGGCGGAATCTCGCTTCGCCTGTCATGTTCTTCTCGACCCAGTTGCGCAGAGCAAGGAACTGGTCCGGAAGCAGCTTGTCGTCCACGCTGTAGATGCCAGTGGACTGCGCGCCATTGGCATGCATCAGCGCATGCGCCTCTTCGGTCGCCATCGCAAGGCCTATGGCCTCGCGAGCCAACTGCAACGGCTTTAGGCCGTCATAGCCGTTCCAACTCAGCCCTTTGACGTGCCAGATCGCCTCAGCCGGGAAGTCCTGCGACTGCCCAGTGATCTCGCTGCTTACGCGGTACACCGGCCGGCGGAACTGGTCCACATCCACGCACACCTCGTGCGGGAGAAACGGGATCAACTCGCGGATCTTGCCGTTGACGACGTTCTTGAACGCCACGAAACGACCGGCCAAGCACACATGCGCGGCCAGCATCTCGCGGAACTCGAAGGACGTCTGCCAAGGGTTCGGCCGGCGGTACAGCACGCGATACAGCGGGTGGTCCTTCGCCGGATCGCTGCCGCCGTCGTCACGCTCCTTGTAGAGCTTCAAGGGCACCTGCGCGATGCCCTCGGCAATCACGCGCACGCACGCCAGGACCGTCGTCACCTGCAGCGCGGTTTCCACCGTGACGTTCTGACCCGAACGCGACGCAGGAAACCAGCCGCTCCAGAAAGGCTCAGTGAACGCCTGCGCCCGGCGCTGCCGCGGCGCCATCATCTTCGACAGGAAACTCACTCGGCAGCCTTCCCGTCACCGGCACGCGCGCGGATGCCCATCAGGCCCAGGCCCAGCGCCAGCAAGCCGCCGACGATGAAGCCAGCCGGCAGGGAGTACAGGCCGGTGCCATAGGCAACAGCCCCGGCGCCGCCCAGCGCCAGCATGTCCGGCATCAGAAAGGCCAACAGTTCGCCGCCGGCCGCAATCAGGCCCAGCATGGCGCGGCCAAGGGTCAACATTCGGCGGGCCAGAAATGTCCTGGCACCGGCGATCTTCGTTCGCAGGTTTTTCACGGCGTCAGGACTTCCCAGAATGACTTTCCAGTGGACTCGGTGGTTCTGGACATCAAGCCCACGGCCATCACAGCCGCCACGATGAGGTCGATGCGGCCCGTGGCCTTTTCCTTGCTGAGCTTGCGGTTCTCGGCGTCATCCATCACCGTCACCGCGTTGCTCGCACACCAGTTGAAAACTGGGTGGTCGTTGTGCGCCAACTCGTTGTTGAGCAGCATTCGCTCGAACTCTTCAACGGCTGGCGAAGCCTCTTTGTAACCTTGCCCGAACGCGACCATGGGCGGTAGGCTGATGCCTTCGTCGTCGGCAAGCGCCAGCAAGTCTTCGATGCGCCAGCGGTCGTATGCGACGCCCTGGATCTCGAATGCCTCGGACAGCGCGGACAGCCGCTGCAGCACGTTGCGCTTGCTGATCGCGCGCCCCGGCGTGGTGTCCAAGTGCCCGGCAGCTTTCCACTGCACGTAGGGCACTCGATCGGTTTCGGCCTTCTTCTGCAGCCCCTCATCAGGCAGCCAGGCGAACGGCACTAGGTGCCACGGCTCGCCTTCCTCTTGCGGCTCAACCAGCAGCACCAGCCCCGTAAGGTCGGTGGTGGACGACAGGTCCAGCCCGGCCCAGGCTCGCCGGCCGCGCAGGTCTTGCCAGTTGAAGGTGCGAATCGCACTCTTCCAAACGTCGGCCGACAGCCACGGCGAATCGGCATCCGTCCACTGGCAGAAATTCAGCCGGCGGACGATCGCCTCCTTAGACGGCATGCCGCGCGCTTCGGTCACCTGCTCGCGCAGGTACTTCATGCCCGGCAGATCGGCGTCCTGCAGCGAAGGGTTGGCCTTCACCCAGCACGACTCGTCCGAGAAAGGATCCTCGCCTTCATCTAGGGCGCACACGAAACTGAAGAACGCATCGTCCTCCAGCGTCCCCGCTGCGACCTTTGCGCCGTACTCGTGGTACGCCCAGCACGGCCCCCGTTTGTCGGAGCCGCTGTTGGTGATCATGAAGATCAGCGCCTGCCGCCGGCTCTTGGTGCCGGCGCGCATCATCTCCACGACCGTGTTGGTCTTGTGCTCGTGCAGCTCGTCGATGAGCGCAATGTGCGGCCGCGGGCCGGACTGCCCATCGTCCGAGCTGATCGGGCGGAAGAAGCTGCCGGCCTGCAGGTAGGCCAGGTTCCACACCCGCTCGCCCGTGCCGCTCTTGGTCAGCCGCTTAGCGAGTTCCGGCGACTGGTCCACCATGGCCACCGCGTCGCGGAAGAGGATCATGGCCTGATCCTTCTTCGTCGCCGCAGCGTAGACCTCTGCGCGCGCCTCGCTGTCGGCGGTCAGGCCAAGAAGCCCAATGCCCGCCGAAAGGGGCGACTTCCCGGAGCCCTTGGCCGTCTCGACGTAGGCAACACGGAACCGCCGCCAGCCGTCAGAACCCTTCCAGCCGAACAGACTGCCGATGACGAATTTCTGCCACGGCAGAAGCTCGAAGGGCTTTCCCTCAAAGTCGCCGCCGTTGAGCTTCAGGACGTTGCGGTAGTACCGCAGCGCCTTCAGGGCGGTCTCCAGGTCCCAATTCAGGCCGCGTGCCGGGCCTTTCTCCAGGTCGCGCAGGTGGCGCGCGCATGCCGCGCGCACATGCGGGCCGGCGATGCGTTTGCCGTCAACGACGGATTGGGCGTACTCGGTGACCGGATCGTCACCAGTCGGGACGTCAGCCGAAGAATTCCTGTAAGTGGTCTTCCTTTTGGTCGTCGTCGGCGTTTTGGACATGAACCTTGGACCTCGCGGCCGGCGTCAGCCCGAACTCGACCAGCCACGCCTTGAAGCGCCGGTCGGCATCGGCCAGCATGGCCACCGCCGGGTTCGCTTTGATGCTGCGGTCGCCCTGCGTGTTCGTTGTTTCGTAGGTAGGGCCGTCCTGGTTCACCAGTTCCTGATACCGCAGGATCTCGGCGTACACGGCGCAGCCTCTCTCAAGGGCGTAGGCATCGGCCTCGGTTAGCACGCCCATCCGATCCAGCAGCACAGACATGCGGCCCCAGGCAACCTTGGCCTCGTCGGACAAGTGGCTGGGGCAACTAGGTATCTCGCGGCGTGGTTTGGGCTCGCTCTTGTTGAGCGCGCGCCTTCCCGGGTTGCCTGTAACTATTTTTAAGTGGCTCGGTTTTGGCCTGCGCCCCGCCATATCTCTATTCCTTGACTGGCCAGCCATCCACCCCGATCACCGGCCGAACTCGATGACCTAGATCTCGCGCCGTTTTGTCACGGTGACAGGGGGTACATAGCCCCTGAGCCTGGCCCGGGTCTTCGTGGAAGTCCTTGCCGCCGTTGACTAGCGCGACTTTGTGGTCCAACTGAGTTGCGGCAGCAAGTCGGCCATGGCGTGAGCACTCAGCACAAAGCGGGTTCAGCCGCAAGTAGTAGTCGCGGAACCGCTGCAGCGGGCGGCCACGCAAGCGATCAGTGGCCATGCGCGCCTCGGGAAAGAAAAGGCCCGCCTGCCGGAGAGCCGGGGCGAGCAGAAACCTGTGGCGCGGACGGCTGGGCTCGAACCAGCGACCTGCAGCGCTGGTCTTTGCGAACCCGCTGCTTCTCTACCGGCTGAGATACGCCCGCGTCGGAAACGAAAAAGCCCGCGCGAGGCGGGCTTTGAGAAATCTGCAGAGACACCTATCCCACGGACCTGTCGGAATTGGGATAGATTCACCGGGAGGCCGTAAGCGTAGCCGGCGTGGGCCAATTGTACGGCTTGTTGTCTTGCACACGCAACAGGGGCTGTCAAGGGCTCGCGAGCGACGCCCACATATCTCTATAACCCCAACTGCAGTTGACCAAGAGACTTGCTTCCCTTGGACCGGTTGCACCCAAAGCACTCGCACTGCGTGTTGCTATAGCTGTGTGGACCTCCATCGCGCAGGCTGACAACGTGACCAAGCTCCGGTGCGCCCTCAATCCTCTTGCCCATCTTCGACCTCGGCGTCTTAATGCCGCAAATCTTGCAGCGCCAGCCGTCGCGCTCAAAGACAGACAGCTTGTCCACCTTCTCGTACTCGCAGCCGAACTTTCTGGCGCGACGCCGATGCGTGGTGCCGCTAGTGGCTCTGTAACGGTAGCTCAGCTGACAGGCTATCGAGCAGTACTTTTGGCGCAGGTCGCCATAGTCCGGCGTGAACGCAACTTCGCAGAAGCCGCACTTGCGAGGCGACCGGTCGCGGCTACGCTCTTGCTTCTTCCGATTGTAAACCTTGCTCCTGCATTTGCTGCTACAGAAGTTCGCATCCGGCATCTTGGCCATGAAGTCGCGCCCGCAGGACGGGCTGGCGCAGACCCTGGCATAGCGCAGCTTATTCTGGCCGCGCTCCTTTTTCTCCGGCGCTGGAACGCACTCATAGCAGAACTTGCGCGGCTTGCCGTTCTTAAATAGTGGCTTTGGGTGGCGGCAGCCGTTTTCATTCCGGGTCCTGCACTCGTCGGAGCAATGACTGCGGCGCAGCTTCGTCGGCTTGAAGGGCATTCCACAGTAGGCGCATAACCGCGGCGGTTTCGGAGGCACGGGCGGATTCTTCCGTGGTCGTCCAGCGCCAGGACGGCGGCCGCCAGAGTTTGGACGCGGGCCACCGCGCTTTGAACGCGACGCCTCGACCAGTGCGCATAGCGCGCCTTTGCAGCCGCCAACAGACAGCCGCCTATACTCGCCTTCAACCATGCTGACTTCCTATACAAGTTGGTATGGCCAGAGACCCGGTCGTGTTGCAAGCGCGACTGGGTTTCGCCATTTTGGCCTAGAACCAACAAATCTGCTGGACAAAACCACAGTTCCCAGGGCGCCAAGAATTTCCTCTCAAAACGCGCCTCTGAACAGCAAGGTCAACCGATGGTTTACAAGCCGAGGGCTGGGAAGAACTGATTGGGGTATTGGGGGGTGCGCCTCGACTCTCCCCACGCCCAGCCGCGCCAGCTGTCAGCGCACGAGCTGCCGCTCAGCACGAGCTGCGCCGCTCGATCCCTGCTGGTGCTGGTGCTGCGCGTTGTCACGAGGGGTGCGGCGCCGCCTGGCTGTCGAGTGCCTGCGGTTATGTGGCGAGGGTCTGCCGCTGCGCCAGTGCACCCGGGCCGCTGCGCGGCCGTGCTCCTGGTGGTGGCGTGCTGGAGCTCCGACCGATCGGCGCAGGCAAGCGCCATGGTGCGAACGGTGCACGAGGGAATGCGGCGCAGTGCTGGTGCCTGCGGCTTAGTGGAGTGCTGCGGCTTTGTGGAGTGGCGCAACTAGTGGAGTGCGCCGTGCTGCAGGGCATGGCGCCATGGACAGGGGTGCAGCGCTGCTGCGCCGCTGGTGCTGTCTCACCCGTGCCGATCGGCTTCCGCTGCAGGGGCGCTGGTGCTGGAATGCAGGCACCAAAGCAAAAGGGCCGCACGAGGCGGCCCATGGCGTGGAGTGCTTTGGTCTAGGTGCTGGCGGCTTTCCGCTCCCGTCCTATACGGATGGCATGGGCAAGCGCGGCCATCTCCCGACCGTTGTCGTAAGGGCCGCGCGCCACCGGCTTTTTGCTGATGCCTGCGGCTGGCAGCAGGCCAACGAAGCCGGCTTCGTCCACGAAGTCTAGATATGTCATGGCGCCGATGGTCTTGACTGCGATGACACAAGCAACGCTGCCGCCGCCGATGGTGGGGCGCATGAAAAGGTCCCCGGCTTGCATGGCGTCCCCTCCTCAGTGGGCCAGCAGATGCCGCACGCTGGCGCCATCCGGTATCCGCAGCATTGCCGCCACTGCATCCACGTATTCCGGTGCAGGCCGGCGCAATTTGTACTGCTGGTCTCCATACGAGTTGGGAATGGTGCGCGATTCAATCAAGCCGCGTTCCCTAAGCGCGCGGAATGCCCGGGTGTCATCTTCTGGCGCCACCTCAGCAGCGGCGGCAATGTCATGCCATGAGGGGAGACGGATAGTCCCGTCTGCATTGGTACGGGAAGCGAGCAGGGCATACAGACGATTGAGGTTCATGGCGCGGCCCCTCAGATGTCCCAGACGCCATCCACGGTCGCGCCGTGCGCCGCCTCGTGGGCGTGCGCCGCGATGGCCGCCACGAGGCGCCCGCCGGGCGTTGCTTCCAACGTATCGCCCTCGCTGCACTGGTACTGCAGGCACCGCGCCAGCGAATGGAACCATGCGGCGGTCTGATTTGGCATGGGGCGCGCCAGCAGTGCACGCAGGCCCTGCAGCGGCTGCCGATCCTCCGGGTAACGCCCCTCATAGCGGGTTGCGTGGGCGTAGTTGTTGGCTGCACGCAGCGAGATAGCCGCCTGCGCCGCATCGTCGGCGATGCCCTGGGAAACGGCCCATTGCGCCACGGTGGCCACGTGCAGATCAGAGCAGATAAAGCAAGACATGGTGTGATCTCCTATTGCCGCTCATGCTGGCGGCGCAGCGGGTTGAAGGGTTAGTCCTCGCGCGGTGTCTCAATTTGATGCGGCAGGGGTCGCCCCATGCCGTCGGCGCAGTAAAGGGACGTAGAAGCACCGCACGGCAGGTATGCCGGCGCGTCAATTGGCCCGCCTGCCGTCACATCCATACATGCCCCGTACCGAAATTGCCGCCGGTCTTGATGCAGATGGATCAATTCGACCGTCTGCCGTTGGACTTGCCCGCCGGTCACATTGTGGAAAGCGCCAGCAGCAGCGCGGCGGATGGTTTCTGATTGCATGGACATGGTTCGCTCCTCAGTTGAAGCCCTTGTCCGCCTCGATCTGGCGCAGGATCTCGACTGCCTCAGCGATCGGCACGAAGTCAGACAGGGGGTCAACAATCGTTTTCTTGCCCACGGTCACCAGCACGACGCGAAACTTTCCGCGCGCCGCCTCAGTGCTGATTCCGGGCATGCCGGTGGCGGCGCGCGCGGCAAGGGTGGCGGCTCGCAATTGCTTGAGTTGCTCAAACATGGTTCGCTCCTCAGATACCGAAAACTTGATTGATCGCAGCGCGGCGCAGTGCCTCGCAGTGCATCTGCGCCACGGGTTGATTGATCTCGTCCACCACGTCAAGTGCATCGTTAACGGCATCCATGAGATGCGCCATGGCGATATCTTCCGGGTTTGCTTCTACGTGATTGCGCAACTGCAGGCGGGCGCTCAGCAGGTTTTCGACGATCACGTCGAATTGCTTGACATGCATGGTCACAGGGGTGGGCATGGCTCGACCTTTCAGCGCATGTTGATGTAACCCGGCATGCCGAGTGCGCGCGCCAGCACGTTTGCCGCGTGGCGGTCTGCAAGGTTGCATATCAGGTACTTGGCCTGCGCGACCGCTTCGAAGTGCGCGCTCTGCGCCTCTTCGTATTCCTGATGGGTTCGATTGCTGTCGCCGATCATGTGCACGTGGCCACCGATGGCGGGCCGCAATTCCTTGGCGATGCTGATGGCAGTTCGGATATTCATGGTTCGCTCCTCAGTGCGCCGCACGAATGGCGGCAATGTCTGCATGGATCAGCGCGCGGACTTGCAGGCGGCGCACGAGGGATTGATCGTTGCGCATGGGTAGCAGAACCCGCAGCGCATACATAAGAGAGAAACGAGACATCTCAACCCCTTGCCACTGATTACGCGCGGCGCCGTTTGGTATGTCTCTAATGTAGGCGATACGACTACATGATGCAAGCCCTTGCGCAAACTTTTTTCATGCGCCATGGCGGCGCGGCTGCACGTATATTGATAGTGCTGCGCCGCATAGGTGCGGCTTTGCTTTGCCTGCTCGCTTTTGCCTGCTGGTGCTGCAGCATGGGCACGAGTGCCTGCGCCATGGATGCGCCGCACTGGTCTGCGCGCCGTGCGCCGCCTCGTGCTGATCAGCTGCGCCGCCGGTCGAGCTGGTGCGCGACGTTGAGCGGCTGCCTCGTGCTGGCAATCGAGCGAGTGCGCGACCTGGCGCACCCCCTCTGATGGAAACACAGGCAACCCCCTGGAGTGGAAACACAGGCCAGGCGCACCCTCTCCACGGGAATTACGGAACCCCCTGAGATGGAAACAGGAATTCACAAATAAACTACTTGCGTTCTGTAGTCGTTGCGCCTACATTGGACACATCGCAGCACTGCTGCAGCGGCGCCACCCGCGACGAGTGGCACTGGAGTTGATATGTTTGGAAAATACGGCAAGCGGATTACCGATCCTGCGGAACTGCGCGAGTATCGTTTGAGCTATGTCCCGGCCGCGCTGCGCGACCAGTGCCAGCACGTGAAGTGCAAAACCGGCGATGCTGAGGCGTGGATCTGGAGCGACAAGGGCCGCGCCTACGCGGTGGGTTTCTCCGGTCGCGGCAAACACCCGTGGTCGCGCAATGGTGGCCAGGGAGCGGCCTACTACTTCAAAACCCCGGAAGCGCGCCGCTCCTGGGTTGCGGAACTGTTTGCAGACGCCATGGCCGACGCAAAGCGCGCCGAGGAGCGCAAGGCGCAAAAGGCCGCAGCGCGTGCAAAGCCGCACGCCTTGCAGGTGGGAGATGTGTTGCGCTCCTCCTGGGGGTACGACCAAACCAATATCGACTATTACGAGGTCACGAAGCTTGTCGGCTCACAGATGGTCGAGGTTCGGCGCATTGCCTGCCAGTCTGAGGAAACCGCGCACATGCAAGGCGTGAGCGTTCCCGCCCCTGGCCACTACATCGGCGAGCCGAAGCGTTGCAAGGTCTCCGACTACGGCAACCGCGACTCGGTCAAGGTGTCCGAGGTGGCGCACGCCTACAAGATGACCCCGCGCATCGTCGGCGGCGTCAAGGTTTTCAACTCGTCTAGCTGGACGGCCTACGCCTGATCAACCAGGGCCGCTCATGCGGCGGCCCCCTTACGTGAATTTCACAGGAGCACCGACCATGGGCACCACGACCGGCCGACTCTTCCGCACGATCCGCAGCACGGGACGTGGAAGCGACTACTTCGGCACCTGCGACCAGTGCGGCAAGCACATGAGCGAATGCCACGTGAGCCAAGTTCAGCGCGAATATCGGCGCGACGATGGCACCACGTACACCGGGCCCGTGACCGGCGGCGCCTATGGGCATCGTGAGTGCTTGGTCAAGCACTTCGGCGAACCCGTCCCAGCGGTGACGCGCGAATCCGTGCGAGTTTCGCCCTTTACTGATCCGGCGCGCTTCCCCAAAACGCTGCGCGCCTGACCCCTTCCGTAGATTGCACAGCAGGAGCACCACACCATGGGAGCAGCAGCAGAACACCGGGGCAATGCCCTGATCCGCAGGCAGGCCGGCGCAGCGCATGCCGCGCGCCAAGCCATCGAGGACGCAGCGCGCGCCGCGCAGGTGGCCGAGGACTGCAACGAGTTTGCCCGCCAAGCGTGGGCGTATCTGCTCGACCCTTCCGGCCTGCGGCAACCCGCAGTGGAGCGCGCAAAGACTCGGCGCGGCTGGGCTAAGCGCCATGCGGAACTCAGTGCCGCGCATTGCGCATGGGTTGATGCGGACCATCGCAACGCCATGGCCTACCTTAGCGCCTGCATCCGCCGCGCGAAAGCCGCGCATGCGCTACTCACATTTGCGCTGGGCGGCTGGACGATCCCGGATCACATTGAAGTGCCGCGCGCTGCGGCTTGACCCCTTCCGGCGCACTCGCAAGGGTGCGCATTGCGATGCAGCCACGCGGAAGCATCGCAATGCGCCAGCGCGCATAACGGCGCCGTCCCGGCTTGAGGCGGCAGGAGATTCAGATGTCAGCACAAGACTTGATTGTTAGGATCAACGCAGCCGCCCAGGTGGCCCCGGAGCAACTGCCCAAAGGGGCGCAGCCGCGCGACCACATGATTGCCTTTGAGTACACCGACGCCCACGGCACGCGCGGCTGCATGCGCATCCTGAACACCCGGGCGCGGCTGCTGGCCTTCGCTGAGCAGGTGCGGAAGAACGCGGCAGCATTCGACGGCAAGCCGCGCAGCAAGCCCGCCGGGCCGCGCAAGATTGCCGGCGCATCCCCGCTTTCCACGGCGCGCGCACTGCTCAAGGATGGCGCGCGGGTTGAAGCCCTCGCAGCGCTTGAGGCGCGCGGCGGGGAGGTGTTTTTCGGCGCCGCTGGCGTGCCTGTGCTGCATCAGGTTGCACAGCGCGTGGAGCACGAGGGCCGCCGCTGGGTTGTCACGCGCTGCGCCGTTGATGGTCTCATCTACCTCATTCACGAGGCGTCCGGGCTGTCAGCAGGCGGCAAGGGCTTGCCTGAGATGCGCAGCATTGCGGATGCCCTGGCGCGGCTTGAGCTCGTGCACCGGGACGAGGCGGAAAACGGCTACCGGCAGCGAATGATTGCTGCGATCGAGCAAGCGGCGGATTACGACCAGCAGGCGGCGCGCGCGGCTTTCGAGGCGTGCGATGGTCTCAAGAGCAAGGATGCCGCGCCGGTGGCTCAGGAAGCGTACCAGCAGGCGCGCGCGCTGTCGGCGGCGCAGGTGGCGCCCGATGTCGAGCCGGCAGTAGATGCAGACCCCTCCCCGGTGGAAAGCGAAGCCGAGGCGGCACCCCCTGTAGCGGAAACGCCTGCGGCAGCTGACACCCCTGCAGCGGAAATCGAGTCCAGCGCGCCGGCGGTTGCGCCAGCATCCCCTCCGGCGGATTCACAGGCAGGCGCTGCACCCCCTGCGATGGAAAGCGCGCAGCCTGCGCCGCTTGCCACCGCGCCAGGCCGATCGGATGCGCTCATCGCGCGGGCCATCGCTTGGGTTGCCGTAGTCTGGGGAACCGCCAGCGTGCCGAGCGTTGCGGACTACCGCGCCGGCCGGTGCGATGACACATTCCCGTGGGCGGGCGGCAGCCGCGCCGCCGGCTATCTGACATGGGCCGACCTCATTGGCGAGTGCATGGCCGCGCTGGAGCGCGACGACAGCGCCGACCAGGCGGCACGAGACGCCGCACTGCAACCACCGACCCCCATCCGTAGGAAAGGCCCGCGACAACATGAGCAGCACACCCCATCCCGTGCAACCCGCAGTGCCAACCGGCCGCGAGTGGTGGACCCGCGGGCTGCTCGACTGGCACGCCGAGGCGCTGCACGCCGCCCAGGAGATCGCCGCGCTGCGCGAATCACTGGCTGCGGAGCGCGCAATGGTCCGCGAGCTGCAGGAGGCGCTCGCTGCCCGCCGGCAGGCCGCTTGACCCCTTCCCGGGGAATCACGGCGCCACAAGCTTGCCGCCCCTGGCGCGACGCCAGCGAAACCCGAGACTGCACCCATAAAAACCTGGAGCACAGCATGACCTACACCGAAGCCATCCAAGCCCTGCGCGACGCTATTGCGCAGGCCCCGAAGGGTGAAAAGCTGCAAGCCTTCCAAGCCAAGCGGGAGAAGATAATAGGGGCAATGCCCAAGGTGGAAATCTGTGGCGGCGAGCAGTGCATCCGCTATCCCAAGGGCTACCGCTTTGACTGCGGTCGCGAGGTCCACACGGACTGGATGTGGCAACCGTTTGCCAGCGAGGAAATCGCCATGCGGCCTGGCAACCTGCCGTACATCCTGCGCATGCCGGCTGCCTGACGCATTGTCCGGTGGCGCAGCCTTTGGCGTTCAGCGCTATTTGAACAAGGTGCGCGGTTTAGTTCAGGCGTACTTGAATAGCGCCCCCCCATGTAGTGAAAACAGGGCATCAACCCCATCCAGCGGATACAGGAGTCAAACCATGGGAAGTATCAACCTCGGCCGCCACCACGTCGCCATCAGCGATCAATGGACGATCTACACCCCTGGCCTACCTGGCTGGCAGATGCTGGGCGTGATCACCCGCAGCAAGGGTGGCGAGCAGATCACGAAGGCGCTGGCCCGCAGCCCGAAGGGCGAGCTCTGCGCGGTGCGTGGGCTGTCAGCCGAGCCGCTTGTCCAGCGAAAGGCTGAAGCGGCGCTGGCGGCTGCGATGCGCGAGGCCCATCCGGTGGAAACAGATGGCACCCATTCCGAGGGAAACAGGGCTTGAATATGTAGGTTAAGCGCCTACACTGGCATCATGAGCACCTTACCGCCGCGCACGCCAGAGAACATCAAAGCCTTCCGCCAGCGTGCCGGCTGGACGCAGGAGAAGGCATGCGAGATGGCGTGCATCCACGACCGCCAAACCTGGCGTAAGTACGAAAACGGCACGCTCAAGATGAGCGAAGAGCGCTGGCGGCTGGCGCACTTTATGGCCAACCTGCACCCCGACTTCGACGTTCGGCCGCGTACCAAGGCTGCGGCCTAGCCTTCGCCCTCTGAGTACCGCCGGGAGGCGGCGTCAACCGTTTGGGTTCTGTGCCAGCCAAGCCCGGATCATCGCCTTGACCGCGGCGTGCAGGCCGTGTGGCGCGTAGACGCCACGCACTTCCTCGATACCTCTTTCCTTGAGCAGGGCCCTTCTTGCTCGATTCCTCTCTGTCGAGCTCTTCCCCGAAGGGGCTTTCGCGGTGGCGTTCATGAGCAGTTCCGTGCCATCGATTTTCTTCTCAGGCAAGGAGCAGGGGGCCAGTTCGCACTCTGCGGGAGCATTTGAGGGGGGCGGTTTGTTCTCGACCATTTGGCATTGACCCGTCGCGCGCGACGGTCCATCATTCTTCGCTTTTCGACGATCAGAAGCCGCCATAAGTTGTGATGCGGCCGGAGTGCGCTAGTTGCAAGAACTATCAATTGGCATTCTCAAGGCGCAAGCGTGTCTTGCCAAGACTTTGTTGCACAGAGAGCGGCATGGATGCCGCTTTTGCGTTTGTGCAATCACCTCGAAAGGTTCCTGCCAGAGGATGCCGCCGATTGCCCACTATGGGGCAGGAACCAGTTCCACAATCGAAGCGCCACGCACTACGAAGAGTGGAGTTGCGCCATGGACTGCGGCAAGAGAAGAACATGGGAGTGTGGCGTGACAACGAACTCTAAGAGGCTTTCTGGTAGACCATCTTTTAATTGGTCTATACCTGAGCCAGAAGAAGTTAAAGAAGTTAGATTGAAAGCCAATTTGTCTCAGAGAGAAGCTTGTAATCTTTCTGGGATTAAAGAAGTAATGACTTGGAGTAATTGCGAAACTAGGAGAGCCGATGGCACTCCTAAGGCCCGCATGGACCCAATTAGATGGGAATATTTCCTTCTAATAGTTGGACAACATTCCAAATTCGTTATTCTTCCGAGACTCGGGGTTGAACAGCCAAGAGAGGCGGCAGCTTTAACTAGGAAAGGTCCGTCTCTGCCTGGGGAGAACATTACTTTCGCAGTCGAGAGCCGAACTAGTGAAGACGAGTGGCGCTTGGTAGAAGGCGGACAGTTCACAGCTCTGACTGCGGCATGTGTGGCCATAGACACGATGGTTGCCTGCAGGAACCTAAATGAACTAAGGGTGTCGCGTTACTCAGGTGGCGACTTCGTGATGGCAGTGCATGGGCCTGGTGTCTCTATGGACGAAGGCCCGAAGCGTTTTACCCATGCAAAGGCTGCGCCATCTCGAAGGACTGGGACTGACAGGAACGGAGCAGACCCAGGAGACCCAGATAATGATGGAAATGGAAGCAGAAATTCCAATGGTTTCGACCCTCAGGATTGACATTCCCCGAAATAGGGAAGCCCAGGATCAGCCACCTTGGGCATGCAGGAACCTTCGCATTTCTCGCTCCACCTCGCCGAGCATCTCGCTCATGCGGTCAAGCATGTGGCCCGCAAAGCGGCGCTGGACATCGGTCTCGCCAAGCGACTCACGAACCAGGCCGGTGCCTCGGCAGAAGCGGCACTTCATCTGCAGCGCAGAGCCGTAGGCACCCTGGGTATCCTTCCCTCCTTTCTTGCCGACGCGCGGCTGCGATTGAAGTACCGATCCGACGCCGCAGCACGGACCACAACGGGGATTGAGCCAACTGCGCAGCACGCGGCCTGTGATCGCCGCCACAGCCTTGTCGGACAGGCTGCTTTGCTGGGCTGCCTTGGTGACCCGTCGATGCCATTCTTGATGCCGAGCTCGCAACTGCTCGTCGGTCTCGCCCTGCCGCCGTCTCGGTTCGGCCGGCAGCCGGAGTCCCTGCAGCGGGAACTTTGAGGCTTCGATGGTTGCCCAGCGGAACAGCGCGTCGCGCGCCGACTCCAGCGTCCTCAGCTTCGACAACATCAGCGCTTGCTCGGAGATCGCCTCGCGCTTAGCTTGGTCGCGCAGCGCTTCAAGGTCGGCGATCTTCTGCTCAAGCACCTCCTTGTCCTGCGCCGCCTGGCTCAGCATCAGCCGCGAAACCTCCTTCGCTGCCGACTTGATCGCCTCCTCCAGTTGGATCTGACGCCTCAAGGCCAGCGCGTGATCGCCTTTCACGCCGTCCCACTCGACGTGCAGTCTGAGCAGCAGTGGCGCAAGCGCACGCTCGGCATTGCCGCGATACCGGCTCTCGACGCAGCCGGCGGCGATGAGCAAGTCGACGTCCGTGATGCGTAGTCTGTTGACTTTCAAGCGCTTGGCAGTGATGGCCTGGCCGTACCGCTCTTCAATGGTGATAGGGGCGTCGGAAGTCACAGCGAATCCTCTCGGTCCTGCTTCAAATTTCCAGATTGACGGAGACGCCGGTCACGGCTTTTTGGCGGATTGCACGGCTTCTTGGTAGATGGACTCGTAGATGCCGCGCAGCCAGGTGGTCACGATGGTCTTGGCCAGGAGCAGCACGTCACCAATGACGTTGCTGGCCATGCTGATGGGCCACACGATCATCCAGTGCACGATACGGCCAGCTTGGCGCGCGGGAGACAGGTGGGCGTAGCTTTCCCGTCCGGGGTTGTTGTCCACAGCATCGCGCACGAAGCGGCGGTAGCGCCAGATGCTCCAAACCACGCCGATCAGCACATAGCCTATGGCCCCGTAGAGCACGTGTTGCGGCGGCACCTGGAAGAACAGATAGGCCACGAAGCCGGCGATCACCGCGAAGAAAAGCGCAAAGCCGGTGGACTCCATGGCCTCGCAGAAGATGGCCACGAGGACCAGCGCAGAGAGGGCGATCCAGTTGAGCAGGTAGCCTGTGACCAGGCCCATCACAAATTCCATGTCGATTCCTTCCAGAGTTTTCGATCAGGGCATGGCCCTGCTGATATTCGGCACGATCAGGCGTATTCGCTTCCGATTTGGCCCGGAGCGTCCGAGGCTGAACATTGATTTTTGTGATTGCTAGCCGAGGGACATCTAGCGAACCCGCAGTGTCCGCAAAGGTTCCTGCGCAGCACCGTGATGCCAGGCGGCAGCCACGAGATCGGTCCCGGGCCGGCAAGCCTAGCTTTGAGCCGCCGCGCCTCGTCGACATCGCATTGGCGGCACCAGCACGCCCCGAACTGCTTGCGCATGGGGCTGCCTCGGCCTGAATTCGGGCGCTTACCGCGGGGCATCAGCCCTCCCTGCATCGAGGCGCAGCAGGTGATGGGCGCCGCGCGGCTCGCTTGATCTGGGCACGTCGTCTTGCCGCTGGAGATGGCGCACGATGCGCTCGGCCCAGGGCTCCATCAGGATGACGACCGTGCCGTAGAGCGTCTCGCGCAGCGGCTCCCGCGTCTTGAGGTCGACAACAAATCTGCCGGCGCTGTCAGCGACATAGCGCACCAACTCACGCCGCTCCTCGTCGGCCGTCAACACGTAGCTGCGTTCTATGCCGTCAAGCAGCACCCTCACCTTTCCTGGGCAGCCGCCGATGTATGCAGGGTCCGTGGGGTCTAGGCTCAGTCGCACGCGTCACCCTCTCCGTCGCTGTCCAGATTGCGCTGCCACTTGGCCAGCCGTGCTTCGAGCTCCAGCGTTCCGGACAGGTTGCTCCAGCCTGGGTGTGACAGCTCCAACTCGGGCCCGCCCTCACCCACTAGGCGCCAGCCTCCCTCGTGAACGCCTCCTCGCTCCCAAAGTGCCACGCTGGTTATGTCGTCTCCGCCTGCGCCGTCGATGCCGACCTTGTACGGGTACGGCTCGCCCAGGTGATGCCGCTGAAACGCCTTCATGTGGCCCACCTCGCCGGGCGCACCGGTGATAGCGGCGATGTAGGCATCCACCAGCTCCTGCACTCGCAGCGGTTCGCCCACCTTCAGCGTGCCTGCTGGGACCGTGCCCAGCACCATCGTGCATGGCCCATCGGGCACCGGCACCCACTTCTTGACCACCTCCACAGGCTCGCCGTTGACCCGTACCGAGAAGATGGTCCGCTTGGCCGGCGCGCGTTCGGGTTCTGACTCAGGCGCCAGCATCGGCGCCGGGGGCAGCGGGTGGCGCAGCACGGTGGCCCTGAGGGTGTGCTGCCACAGCAGGCGCTTGATGGTCTTGCTCATGCTGCGACACCTTTCTGGACAAAAGGCTTCTGAGCCTGGACTTCCTCCACGTAGAAGCGTCTGAATTCCGTCTCATCCGGGGAGAGATAGCGGACTCGGACCGTCGCCGCAGCGTCTTGCTTGGCGATGTTCTCCCGATAGCGGTCCCACTCTTTGGCGATGGCAATGTTTTCGAGGAACTGCTTGTCAAAGCTCCAACTGAGCACATCAAAGGTGCCCCAGTTCTCGCCCACCTCGCACAACAGGTAAATCGTTTCCATCACCAGTTTCCTTCCTCGCTGCCTCGCGCGTCCGCCTGGATCACCTGCAGCGACTCCCTATTGCTGAGAATCAGTGTGCGGATACCCGGCGGCAGGTGCTCTGCGAGCCACTTCTTTGCGCCGTTGTGCATGTCGGCGGACAGGGTGGGCGTGTTGATGCGCAGCACAAGCACGTCACCAGGCTTCAGCGTGAGCTTTGCTGCCTCGGTGATGAGTGGGAACGTCGGCTCTGGCTCGATACGGCGCCGCTCCCACAAAACTTCCGGGTTCTGGTTCAGGGTGGCCGGCATGGTCAAGCCTCCACAGGACGGCGCTGCAGGCTTGGCAAAGCCAGCGCGCCACGGTTGCGCTTGATGATCCAGTACGTCAGCAGCACACCACCCAGCACGGACGCCAGTACCAGGCCGATGGCCAGCAAAGCAAGCGCCGCCTTCGGGTCGTCAATATCGAGGTCCAAGTCCTTGAACAAGCTGCCGGCGCCATCGAGCGCGCCGCCCATGTTCTGGAATGCGTCGTATGTGTTCTTGAGGTTGGCGAACGTGTTCCAAGACGTGATGGCGAGATTGGTCAAGGACCGCTCGCGCCACAACTCAATCCACGAATGGATCATGATCACCCAACCGCTCATGAGCGCCGGGATGATGACGAGGACGTACCAAAGCCCCGACATCTGCTTTGCGTACTCCTTGGGCAGACAGCCGGCGGCTATTGCTATGCCGGACAGCATCAGCATGAGTACGGCCGAGAAGCCCACTGCAGACTGCACTGCGCCGCTCCAGACAACGAGGCGCATCCAGCCGCCGAGGGCTTTTACCTCATCCCAGACTTTGCCGCAGACGCGAGCGTTCCAGTACGAGATGCCTATGGTCAGCAGGATCAGGCCGACAAGAAGAAGTGTGTTCAAGCAAAGACTCCGAAAGTGAGACGAGACAGAAGGGACGCTTTGGGGCGGGCCGGCGGCGTCACCGCTTCCTTGATGAGCCGCGCAATCTCTTCAGGTGACTCGCGCACATGCACATACTTGCCATGCGTCAGGTAGACGGCGGTCAATGTGCTAGAGCTGCGATGGACGTGCGTTATGTGCTCGGCGATGAGCCATTCATCTAGGCCGCAGTCACTGGTGAACTTTATGGGGTGCATGTTCAAACTCCTATTTGAGAAGGTCTACTCGGCCGGTGAGCACAAATTGCGCTTCATCCATACAGCTTCCTGATGGTTTCGTTGAGCACCGACAGTTCGGTGGCCTTGTAGACGGCCCACATGCGCTTCTCCCCATGCCAGCCATTCCGACTACCTTGATGGCAGTCTTTGCACAGCGGCAGAACCAAAAAATGTCGGCCTTGCTCGATGTGATGGGCGTCACTTGGGCCGGGATGACCGCACACGCCGCAGGACAACTCCTTCACGCGCGCGATGTGATCAGACTCAGAAGCCGTGATCGCCTTGGCGTTCTTGGTCCTCACCTCTGCTTTTCCTTCCACGCCATAAAGGGCTGCCGAAAGCGCTTGTTGAAGCACTCCCAAGCGGTGGAGTCGACGTCAAGGTGCGATCTAGATTCGACCCCGCAGATTTCACGCACCACCATGGCGGACAGTTCCGCCCGACTCTTGGAACCCGGTCCGGATTGGTCTAACGCCCAGAGCCAAACGGTCTCCGTGGTTGGCTCGCGTTGGAGCCACTGCTGGAACTGCTCGTCGTTGCACCACTGCGCCGCGAGCGCTGCCTTGCTGCCGCCGCGGGCCTCCATGCGCTGCTTGGCTTCGCGCTCGCGCATCGGCATGGTCTTGAGCGCAGCCAAGGCCAGTGCTGCGCCAGGTGTGCCGAACTGCTTGAAAGCCGCTCGGGCGAAGCGCGGGTCGATGTCGACACTGAGCCTCAACGCGCCTTTGGCCATGGTCTGCACCGGGCCGCTTGCGCCTTCGATGGCCTCGGCTTCGTCCTTGCTGCGGAGTGCGATCAACGCCATGGGCGTGCCCCTACTGCCGAACAGATCGAAGGCCGCCTGTGCGAGCTCTGCCGCGATATTCACGGGCAGTCGCAGAGTTCCGTCGCCCATCGTGCGCCCTGCTCCGCTGGTGGCCTCGATGATCCCTTCTTCGCTCACAGCACCTCCCCGAATGCGCCAGCCAGCGCCCAGCCCAGGCCGGCGCCGGACGCCGCCGCAAAGTCGCGCGTCAGTTGGCTCCACGCGGACGGGTCCAACTGCCAAGCGGAGAACGCTGCCACGAGATAGCTGATGCCGGCGCCAATAGCGAACCCGGCTGTGGCCTTGATCGCGGTTTTCATGCGGCACCCCTCGTCGCGCAGCTGCGCCCGGCATAGACCTGCTCCAGCGCGTCGTTGGGCTTGGCGTCGCGCCACTCGGTGCTCGTGCTGATCACGCGCGGCTCCCGGTCGGGCAGCAGCGAGACAAGGTCCATGCGCTCGCACAGCACTTCGACCTGGAGCACCACACGCCCGTACCAAGTGCGGCGCGGGCGGACGCGGCCGGTCAGCGAGCGGTGGTATATGGGAGGCAGCGCGGCCATGGTCAGGCGCCCTCCTGCACGCCGTAGAAGGCTGCCAAGATCAGTCGATGGATGTAGGCGTCTGCTACCCCGATATCGACCTCCTCAACGCCACCATCCGCGTACAACGTCCCGGGGATGAAGCCGGCCGCGATCAGTGGCTGGTAGAGGTCGTAGCACCAGTCGCTGTTGCCGAACGGGCGCTTGCCGCTGAACCCATCCTGCTCGTCCCACAGCGTCTGCAGCAACTTGCACAGGTAGTCGCGCACGCGCAAGTTTGCGCCCGCGTCAGAGTCGAAGCGCAGATCCAGCGCGGCCAACAGCCCCTTGTCGGCCTGCTGCTCCGGCATTGGCACGTACTGCACACCGTCGATCACAACCGTCATACCTCCTCCACCTCATGCAGGAAAGACAGCGAATGGACAGCCACGTCCGCCACCCCGTACTGCTTCGCAATCTGCTGCTTCAGGTCGTCGAAGTGCTGCTGCGAGTCGATGCGCAGCCGGGCGACGAAGATGCCGTCCAGATCTATCGTGCGGCTGCGGCCCATGTCGGCCACGGCGTGGTAGTGATACGCATACGCCATCACTCGGCTCCCTTGTCGGCCTGCTTCGACTTGTCCAAGTAATCGGCCCACTGGATGAGTTGCAGGCCCAAGAATCTGGCGCATTCCGTGGTCATGAACACAGCGCTTTGGGATGTGCCGCCAGTACTCAGCAGCACCTTCTCGTCCTTGCCCTCGCAGACGCCAATGCCGACAGAGACGGCTCCCTTGTTTTGCGGCGGGTGGAAACCGTGGCTCATTCGTTAGCTCCTTTGTTGGCCTTCTGCGCCTCGTACTCCGCCCGCGTCACCGGCTCGGGCAGCCGCTTGCACACAGGCGCACCGCGCACGCGCTCGTGGGTGAGCTCGACGCCGTAGCGGATGACCAGCTTGCCGCCGCAGTGACGGCAGACCTGGCCGTTGTTGTCGGGGCCGCTGCTCACTGGTTGGGCCCTTTGATGCTTGCCGGTAGGCTGTAGAGCTGCAGTTCCTGCGCGTTCTCAACCATGAGATCCAGTGCGGCCGACTGCGCTGGCGTCGGGCCGGGCGCCTCACCGTTGAGGATTTGGTCGATGGCCTCGCCGTAGTACGAGCCCTTGTATGGCTGGTTATCGCGCTGGCGCTGCGGGTTGCGCCGCGGCGGCACTTGGCCGCTGCGCCTTTGAGACAGCGCCTCGCGCAACTGCGTCGGCGTCATCATGCTGGCGCTGAGCACAGGTTTGTCGCCGCACCGGCTGCCGTCGCACTCCCCGCAGCACTCGCCATTTGCATCGGCCGCCTCCTTGGCCCTCCGCTCCTGCAGCGCCTTGAACGCAGCCTCGCCCGCAATGACATATGGCGTGAACACTCCGTACCCATGACGCTCTTCGGCTGGCGGCACCTGCGCGGTATGCAGCGGTCGCTGCACTGGGTTGGACGATGCCGGCCACTGGCGAGGCGGGACCATGCCTTGCGGCCTTGGGATCGGATGCGGCGGCACATGGCCGCGGTAGTCCATCAAGGCCATTGAGTCCTGCAGATCGAGCCACGCGCGAAGCGCCAGGACGATGGCCGCGAAGGCCAGAGCAACCACCGCGACAAGGATGTACGGCGCGGCCGGCGATGTAGCGAAGTCGATGAACCAGCCCATGGCGCACCCTTACCTGACGGACACCAGAGGCTGCGCGCCGTACGGGACCATGATCGTGGTGTTGCCGTCCTTCGCGGCAATCGCGCGCTGGGCCTCGATCTCACGCATCTTCAGCACCTGCGGCGTGATGCTGGCAGCAAGGATCTCGTTGGCTTTGGCAGTGGCCTGCGCGCGCAATACATCAGCCTTGGCGATGCGCTCCACTACCTCCATCTGCCGTGCCGTCTCAGCCTTCTCCAGCGCCAGTTCCTTCTGCTTGGCCTCGATTTCCTTGTCCTTGGCTGCGGCGTTGCGGATGGCCTGCTCAATGGCAGGGTCCGTCACCATGTTGCGCACGTTGATGTTGGTGATGACGAAGGCCTCCTTGTCGGTGTCGTCCAGCGCCTTTTGCAGTGCCTTCTGGATCGCTTGGCCGACCTCGTTGCGCTTGGTGTGCATCGTGGTGGCATCGAAGTCCGCAAACGCCTTGTAGATGGCTTCGCGCCCCTCGCGGCTCACGCGGTTGAATCCGACGACCGAATCTCCGTTGTCAAGCTTGCGGACATCGCCCTGGTACTTGATGAACAGGGCCGCGACCTTGGCCGGGTTGACGCGGAAGTAGATGTCGAGGTCCACGTCCTGCATGGAGAGGTTGTCCTTCGACTTCGGCGCCATGTTGTCGAACGACACGGCGATTTCCTTGGTCGTGAACTCGTCCACCGTCTTGAACATCGTGAAGTACACGCCCTGAGGAAGTGTCTCGGGGCTGACCTTGCCGATGGTCCGCTCGACGCCCACGTTGCCGGTGTCGATCTGCGTGCAGGCGCCCAGCAGCATGACGATGCCCATCAGGGCCAGGGAGAACAGTCGCTTGATCACAGGTTCTTCTTTCAAAGCAGGTTGGTGGACGGGAGGTAATAGGCCGACGCAACGAGCGCCAGCAGGACGAGCACGAGCGCGCCGAGACGCAGACCGTGCCGGGTGACAAGGCGCGCGGCTTGGCTGCGCTCCTTGTGGTCGAAGAACTGCCAGGCGCCGTAGCCGAGCACCAGCAGCACGATGAGCAGGAGCAGGTGTTTCACTGGACCATCTCCGGTGCAAGGTGAAGGTTTGCGGTCAGTGCGGGCCGCATCTCGACCTCGTGTTCTGACTCAGTGGCGCATGCAGTGGCGCCGCCCACCGCGCGCAGCACGAGGCACGCGCCGACAGCGCCGCTGGCCACGCCGACAAGGGCGAACAGGCTGACAGCGAACAAGACGGGATGCTTCATTGCTGCACCTGCACAAAGACCGAACAAACGGCCCGCAGTTGGTCCGAAACCACCCCCGCCGGATCTAGCTTTTCCTCCTGCCCAGCCGGCTGTTCCTTGGCTTGGACCCCCTTGCAAAACCTGTCACGCGCAGGCCGGCGGTCCAGTTGAATGAGGTCGCGGGGAAGGACGTAGAAGGGAGGGACGATTGGGAACTTCAACATCGGGGGGCCTCTTGGGAACGAATCGGACGCAGTTACTTCAGTTTCGAAGCGCCGGACAGATGCCGGAACTTGGCCGCGATCAGCAGGCACTGCTGCTCAACCCAGCCCATGAATCGCCACATGCGCGACGGCGCGAAAAGCTTTGCCTCTGGACCGCAAGGTCCGTCGGATGCACGCATCTCGCCCACCCGCATGGCCCACGCATTGCCCTGCTGGTACTTGCTGCGCGACTTCAGATGGAAAGTGCCTGTGTACTGGTCCATGACATGGTCAAAGCCGTCCCAGTGCTCCTGGCAGTACGCGGCGCCATTGCGGCGACTGATGTGCAGGTGCTTGCAGCCGGTGCAGGGCTTCATCAGACGTCCTCCTCAATCCAGCCGCCACCATCCTTCTTGGGGCGCGGGAAGATCACCTTGAACACAAGCGGATAGGCGTCAGCCGCAACACGCATCTTCACTTTCGCGTCGTCCTGATAGACAGCCTTGGCGCCCTTCACGTCGCGGAGCTCAAGCCTCCCATCGGCAGCCAACACCGCGAAGTCGGGCGTGAGGAATGTGTTGTCCGCGAGACGCAGCTTCACACCCTCAAAGCGGAACCACAGCACGCGGCCGGCGACGCGCTCAGCCTCAAGGTACTTGGCGTACTTGGCCTCAAGCGGGTTCATCTCGCCGGTCTTGAGCCTGCCAAGCGCGTACAGCCCGGCCTTTGTGCTGGCCGGCTTGGCTGGCGCTGGCGGCGCCTTAGCGGCCGGCGTCGACACGGGCTTGCCCTGCTTGGCCTTGTGCTCAGCCAACTGCTCCTCTGACCAGCGAAGCATCGTGCCCATCACGCACCGCCTTTCGGATCAGCGGCGAGACCACGCCAAGGGGCGTTCTGCCAGCCGCTGAGGGCCCGGCGGAACTCGACGGCCTCGGCTTTGTCGGGCCCGGAGAAATTCCATTGGCGGCCGTCCCACCATCCCCAATACAAATCGCCCTCGATGTCGCGCTGGTACAGGCCAGGGCGCACCGGCTGGACGTCTGCCGAATACCACGGCGTGAGCTTCTGATTACTCAATCGCCCTCTCCTTCGCTTTCGTCGTCCGGTTCAAAACCAAGCGGCATCACGCCCGCCTCAAGGCACATCACGACATCGCATTCGTCGCACCTGGCCGTGCCGTCAAACTCGTCGTTCGTATGCATCTCGATCAGCGTCAGAGGGCGACCGCATGACTTGCAGTTCGGCTCCATGTGCAGGGCTTCGGCGGTCATGCGTGACCGCCTTCCTTGTCGAGTTCCACGACCGCCGCGGCCACGTCATAGGCCCCGCCGTCCTGGTTCATTGCGCGCCGGCCGGTGGCCACATCAATCAGCGTCCAACCGCGCATGGTCGATGTGACCCGCAGCAGGCGCCCGTCGCGCAGCTTCACGCGCACGCCGTCTGCGATGTGGCCGCGCATCGGGTGGAATGCCGCGGACTCCACAAAGTCGCTCATGCCGGCGCCCTCCATTGCACCCAGGCACCCCGGGCGTAGACCACCGAGTACGCCGTGGCCAACGGGATCAGGCCCCATGCCTCAACCTGCCATGCGAAAACCATCCAGAAGGGCTGGCCTGCCAAGCCGATCAGCGGCGCCCACTTCCGGCCGCGTGCGCTGTGCCCCATCGAGAGCCACATCGCCGTAAGGCCGAACAGAGCCAGTGCGGACTGGATCAGCGCACTGCTCACGTCGCCGACCTCGCCGCCTGCAGGGCAACCATCAGCGCGTCCAGTTCTTCCCACCGCGCCGACACCGCGAAGCGCAAGGCCAGATCCTTGCCGGTCGCGATGACGTTGGCGCCTTCGAGGTTGCTCCACTGCATCACCGACACCGTGAAGCCGTCGCGGCCCTCAAGGAATACCTCGGTGGTCGGGTTCTTGAGCGTCTCCAGCTTCATGCGGCGGTCCTCACAGGCTCAGGCGCCAGGTCAGCTTCCGGGATGAGCCCTTCGCAGACCGTGCCGCCGATCACCACGACCCACCAAAAGCGCTGGGCGCCGTCCAATAGGTCGATGAGCCGGCAGCGCTTGCCGGCGTTGCCGAGCTCGCTGCGCAGAATGATTGCGGTGTCGCCCGGTTTCACGCCGTCACCTCGCAAGGTTTGCTGGTGTCGCGCAGCACCTCGTCCTGGCCATCCGAGTCGCGCAGCGGGCGCAGCCAGTCATCTGGCACGGCGCCGATCTTCACTGTCCGCCCAGCCTCGTAGAGCTTGCCGTTCTGCTGAGCCGTCACCGGCAGCACGACCGGGATGTGTTCCTTGAGCCACCAGCAGGTCTTGCTGCGGTACTCCATGGTCCGGTCCACTTGGACGACCTTGCCGAGAAGCGCCGTCATGCCCGGGTCCGTCCGCACGATGATGGCAATGTCATTGGGCTTGCAGTTGAGCGCCACAGCTTCGCTCCTCACGCACGCGCCAGCGCAGCCTTGCGCGCGTCAGCCCACTGTGTGGCGTCCCGGTGCATACCGAGACCCCAGCAGGTCAGCGACACCAATGCCCGCTCGATCAGGCCCCACAAGAAATCGAACAGCGGCCAGCGCATCACGCGCCTCTCGTGGCGTCGATGCCGTGGGGCGGCGGGGCGCCTACACCGTCGCGTATCGCCGCATCAACAGCCGCATCGAACGCTGCACCCTCTGGGACATGCTGGCCGGGCCAGTACGCCGCCTCCATCTCGTCCAGATCAGCATGGCGCAGCCAGCGATACCGGGCTGCATCCAGGGCATCCTGTTGCGCCGGCTGCGCGGCGCTCAGAAGCAGCGGCTGCAGGCTGGCGAACTGATCCTCGTCCAGCAGTGCCGCCAGGCGCGCGCCCAGCTTGCGCAGCGGCTCCGGACTACTGGCGATCATGTGCTGAACCACGCACTCCGCCTGCTCGATCACCTGCGGTGAAGGCTCGCCGTCGTCGTTGGGCTCGCTGCGCTTTGCGGGCTGCCACGCCTGCGCGCCTGCTTGATCCGGCGCGACGCACACCAGCACAACCCGGGCAGCGCCGCCGCAGTGCGCGGCTTGGGCCTCTGCCTCCTCGTGCGTCAGCAGGTGCTGGCCGTAGGTATCTGGGCCGTAGGCCACGACATAGCCGATGGGCTTGCCCCACAGGCTGCGCCGCGGCGGGGCCGCAGGCACAGGCGGCCTCTGGCTGGGGGCGTCAGGATTCACGTTGGAGAACTTGCGGTGGTCCATAGCTATTAATCCAGGTTCGGTACTCATTGCGTCAGCCCAATCTCGGCACGCGGATAGCGCAAGTTGTGCTTCTTGGCCGCATGAATCTCAGGTTCATCACAGCCCTCCCAGTACAGGCACGCCCAGCGTGACGAGCGTTATGGCCGCCAGCAGCGCAGAAGCGGCGACAACGGCCACGGCGTGGATTGCTGCGCGTGTCATTGATCGCTCCACGCAGCCGCCCGCAGATCGCGTATCGCAGCGTCCTTGGCTTTGTCCAGGCCGACGTAGCAGCGGTCGGTGGAGTCCACCACGTATAAGTCCGCATCGACGCCGGGCTCCCTCGCGTAGCCCTTGAAGCGCAGCGACAGCAGCACCAGCACCTCTCCGTCATCTGTGGCCACCAACGCATAGGAGCCAAAGCCGTAGTCGTGCCATGCGGCGTCATCTATGCGCGCCAGGCGCTCCTGCGTGGCGCAGGATTGATCCAGAACCGGGGTGTTCAAGCAGGGACTCCTTCCGCTTCCGCCGCAGCCTTCGCGGCCTCGTTAGCAACCATCTCCGCGCACTCGCGCACGAGCTGCGCGGGGCTCTGCGACAAGACGGCTTCGGCAACAGAGCAGTACGTCTCCAGCGTCGCCACCACCAGATCCAGTTCGCTGTTGTCGTCGGGCTTGGTCAGGTCGCGCAGCCGGCGCAAAGTGGCGGCCACCATGCGGCCGACGCCATGCATCTGCGCCTTGAGCACCGTCTTGCCACTCGCGTCCTTCACGCCATCCGGCTTCGGGCTCGCCGCAGTGACGACGTTCTTGTCCATGTAGACCCGGCGCAGCACCTCCTGCTCTGCGCGCACCAGCACGCCGCGGGTGCAGTTCGGGTGCTCGCGCTGCGCGTCGTGCACGAGCAGTAGCCCGGCCACAGCTTCCAGGCCCAGGCGGTCCAGCGGGCACACACCGGGCTTGCCCAGCGGCGCCAGCGGATCAACCTGCTTGCCGGGCTTGGGCTTCGGGCAGAACCGCTTCAGTTCTTCGAGCACGCGCTGCGCGGTGACGACGGCGAATTCGTGTTCGGCGCCCAGCCCCCAGTTGCAGAGCACGACAGCGATGTTCGCGGCGCCAGCAAGGATCTGGGCATGGCGCACTTGGCCGTTGCCGGCAGCAATGGCAGACAGAGCACCGTGCTGGCGCAGCGACACCTCAACGAGCTTGCGCTGCTGCAGCGGCCAGTTCCCCATCTGCAGTCGGACGATGGGCTCGCGGCGCAGGCATCGGGCCCGCAGCGCCAGCGGCTGGCGCCACAGCACAGGCCGCGGCTTGGGCACGAGATGCAGTTGCGGAACAGGCCGGGCCTTCGGCTGCTCGGTGCGCTTGTTCATTGCGGCAGACCTCATTCCCCGCCCTCCACTCGGAACATCCAGCGCGACGCATCGACACAGGCCATGTCGCCACACGTCCCATCCGACTGGCGCGCGCAGTTGCTGCACGACTTCTCATCCGCCGGCACATCCTCGGCGCGCATTTCCTGCCAGCGCTGCAGGGTGTCGATGGCCTCGGCTACGTCCTTGGCCTGATCCTTGGCGCCGCGTAGGCCAGCGCACAGCAGCTTCTTAATGCTGTGCTGCAGGCAAGGCGACGTGACGCCGAACAACTCCAAGACCCGGTACACATCGACCGTCTGGAGCTTCGAAACGTCCTTGAAGTAGTGCGGGTGCTTCCGCAGCGAGATCGGCGCTCCTGCGGGCTCCTGAGCGGCCGCAGGGGTATCGGCGCGTGGCTCATGATCGTCGCACCACCAGATTTCAGGCCCGCGCATTTGGCAATTGGCCTTCTGGCACGTCGCGCAGTTGCGTTGCGTCGCGCTCATGCGGCGATACCTCCCCAGGAAAACACGGACGCGCCGTTCATGGCTTCTGCCCAGTTGTGCCCGCGGCAAATTTGCGTCACCGACGAATACGGCATGCCGGTCCGCTCAGCGATGCTCTTCAACGACATTCCGGCGCTCCTCAGTTCGCGCAGCTCTCGCGCCTTCTCCATGGAGTACCGCTTGGCTTTCGCGCGCACTCCTGCCGTCTTGGCAGCCCTTACGGCGGGAGTTCTGTACACACCGCGCTTCGCGTGCTCGGCGTTGCACTCGGCGCGCGTCGCCAGCTTCAGATGACACAGGCACCGCTGGTGGAAACAGCCCGGCATTACCAGAAAGCCATCAGGGATCGGTCCTTTGGTTTTCTGCCAGAGCCACCTGCGGACGTTCGTGCCACGCAAGCCCTGCACCGACGCTTGAGGGACCCCCATGCGCATTGATCCCTTCCAGAGGCGGCACTCACCCTCTTCGACCGTGCGCGCGTCCAGCCACGCGCCAATCCACGCCTGAACGTGCGCGTCATGAGGTTTCTTTGGCTTGGTCATGCCGCGACCACCGCGCGCACCAGCGCCTTGAAATGCTTCACGTGCGCGTCGTGCTTGACCACCTTGGCGGCAGCAGTGCACTCCGGGCAGTGCAGGAGCACCCTGCGGTAGCGGCTGCAGCCTTCGATGCTGCTGAGCTGCTTGTGGCAGCCGTCGCAGCGCGCCGTGACAGCGTGACCGGGGCCGGCGGGCTTGTAGCGGACGTCCTGCGCGCCGCGCACGGACTCATAGCGGGTGGCGGTCATGCGGCACCCCCAGTCGCCTTGGCAATGACGGCTCGGGCGTTCGCCTCAGCCTTGGAAGCCGCCAGCATGGCGCGCTCGTGTGCAACACGTTCCCGGCCAGCGTCGCCGAAGTTCTCGTGCGCCACCGTGTACGCCATGGCGGCCTTCGCCTCGGCGTTGCGCGTCGTCAGCACGTCTTGGAGCGCCGCCAGCAACTCAGGCGCGGCAGCGAACAAGTCCGGCCCGTAGCTGCCGAAGTAGCCGGAGAAGTTGACGTAGAAGTCATTCCACGACTGGCTGCCATCGGTGTTGGAGAAGCTGCTGGCGTTCTCGATTCGGAACTGGTCGCGGGTCTCGCCCTCTGGCGCGCAGGAGGTGACACGCAATGGCCCTGGCGTGAGTTTTGGTTTTGCGGTCATGCAGAGGCTCCCTTGGCACCGGCCGCGCTCATGGCGGCGTCGATGGCCTCGCGCGAGAGTCCGTTGCCGGCAACGATCCCCTCGCGCCGCAGCCCGGCCCAGTCGCCAACCCGACGGATCAGCCAGTCCAGGCGCGTGGCGTCGGGATGGGGCTGCACCAGCGGAGGTGCGAACTGCCGCTCCGCATAGAGGCGGATCACCTCGTTCTGCTGGTCGATCTCGTTGCGCAGGCGCTTGTTCTCGGCGATCACCTGAGCCAGCAGCCGCTGCTGGCACTCCTCGACTCCGCTGCTGTCGCAGGTGTCGCAGTCATCGCACGGCTTGGCCGGCTCGGGCTGCGCCACCGAGGCGCCAGCCGGCTTCAGCAGCGCGTCATCAAGCAGCACGAGGGCGTCGCCAATGGCCGGAACGTACTCCGCCGCAGGCACGACGAGCGTTTGCCGCGTGCGACGCAGAGCGACACGCAGCCGCTCAAGATCCGCCTCACGCTGATTCAGCGCAGCCCACAGCGCCCGCACCTCAGCGTTGTTGTGGTCCCGCTCGCAGTTGAGGCAGGCATCGCCAGGGATGCGCGTTTTCCAGCCGCAGACCTCGCATGCCTCCAGCGCCTGTTGGTCGTAGGTCTCAGCCTGCTGACCATCGTCAGCCGCACCGCGTGCCCGGATGGCAGCCTCAAGATCAACCGGCCCACCGTACATCGCCACCAGATCAATGCACGCCTCGCGCTCGGCTTCCGTCACCAGCGCAGCGAAGCGCTCCAGAACCGGCACGACATCGGGACTAGGCTCCAGGCGCTCGGGATGAGCCTCGCGGGCCAGCTTCACAACCTCCTCGCGCGTCATGCCTTCGCTCCTTCGTCATCGCCACACATGCGCAGCCAGTCAGCCATGGCAATGAACCGCGGCCCCCAATCGTCAGCCGGCAGGTCAGGCTCATGCTCGTCGTCGTGCCAGTAGATCCAGCCGCCGATGGCCGCCGACAGTTCACGCAGCCGCTGCAGCGACTCCTCAGGCACCACGTCTTGGCCGTAGCTGCGATCCGGCGCGGTCTCCGTCGCCATGGCCCACAGCGAGAACTCGTTGCCCATGATCCATCCAGCGCAATAGCAGTCCTCGCTGATGTCGCTCATCAGCTCGTAGAGCTCGTTCTGCTGAGGGGTCAGGTTTTGCTCGCTCATGCCTTGGCTCCTTCAGCGGGCTCGTCTTTTCGGCGTTGGTCAGCTTCGCCAGCCAAGTGCAGGCCATGAATCGCTAGCGCCTCACGAATCCTGGCGATGGATGTGGGTCCAATGCCGCCGAACCGGCGCCGAGTCAGGTCCGCAGGAGTGAGCCTCGTCAGGGCGCCAATCGTTCGCACGCCATTGCGGTCCAAGGAGCCGGTCACCCTGGGCGTGAGGCCATCAAGCGCGGCGGGCGAGAAGGCCAGGAAGCCGACGTCATCAGGGTGCGGGCCCTGCTCGTGGCGCGGCTCGATGAGCGGCGGACGGGCCGGAGACGGCGCAGGAGCGGGCTCGGGCGCCGGCACAGGGATCGTGAAGCTCACCGGCTTCAGGCGCACCTTCAGCATCTCGTCGGCCACCATGTACGACACGATGGCAACCTGCTCCGGGCTGATGTCGCCGCCGTAGGCGCCCAGCAGGGACTGCATGGCACCCTCAGCGAGCTTGTCGCGCAGCTTGGTCAATTGCTTGCTCATGCTCCAGCCCTCCGCGCAGTCGGCCGGTAACTCTCCCAAGGAAACGGCACCCAGCGACACGTCTCGGCCAGTCGATCAAAGGTGCGCTCACCAACGAACTGCTTGAAGCCCGCCGAGTTCTGGTTCGTGAGCAGGATGGTCGGCTTGACATCGCGGTAACGGCCGTCCAGCACGTCGAAGACGATGTTCTGCTCGCTATCGGTGCCGTACTGCACGCCAACCTCGTCGATGACCAGCAGGTCCAGGTCCGTCAGGTAGCGCAGCACCTGCGTCTCGCTCTTCTCGCTGTCGCGCCGCCACGTCTCGCGGATCATGCGGATCAGGTCCATGCAGGTCACGTAGCGCACATCCGGCGAAAGCAGCGACTGCAGGACAGCGCCAGCGAGGTGGCTTTTGCCGGTGCCCGGCTTGCCGGCCAAGATCAGCCCGGAGCCCTTGCGCGAGTGCTCGGCAAAGTTCTCCGCGAAATCGCGCGTCACCGTCAGCGCATGGCGCTTCTCGTCGGTGTCGGCCACGAAGTTGTCGAACGTGCGGCCGATGAAGCGCGTCGGGATCATGGCGCTGGCCAGCATCCGGCTATGGCGCTCTTCAGCGTCGCGGCGCTTTTGCTCAGCCTCGGCCGCGCGGTCCTCCTTGGCCTTGGCCTCTTCGCAGGCAGGACAGCGCGACCAGATGCGGCCGAAGATGTTGCGGCTCGTGTAGTCCCCGTGCTCGAGGCAAGAGGCTGCGCGCTCTTCCACCTGGCGCCTCACGGTGTCAGACAAGCGATCCATCGTCATCCACGCCTTCGCGGTAGTCCTTGGAGTCAAAACCAGCGTGCTTGCTGGCACCTTGGCTGCCGGCGACCGGCAGTTCGTCCATCCAGCGCCCCTGGTTCAACCAAGTAGACGGATGCGGGATGTACTTGCCGCCATCGCGCGTCCAGTCAGTGGACTGCTTCTGCACCTTGATGGCATTCAGCATCGTGGCCAGCAGCTCAACTCCAACTTGGCGCTTTTCAAAGGCGCGACGTGCCGCGTCAATGCCGACCTTCCTCGGGTATGCGCTCCAGAAATCCTCGAATCGACCGTCACCCCCAGGGGGGTTAGGGGGGTATTGGTTCCCTTGACGGTTAATTGACGGTTCTCCGTACCGTTTTTGGGACTGCTTCTCGGGAAAAACGGTACCGCTTCCACGGAAAAACGGTACTGCTTCACCATCCTCCGAAGCTGTACCGTTTTTGGCATAGCTTCCCAGACGTCGAGTCCGCTCCGCGATTGTTGCCGCGCGCAACTTGCTGGGAGTGCCTTCGTTCTTGCACAGCGGGTCCAAGTCGTACTGGCGGAACAGCCTCATTTCTGCCGCGCTGGCCTCCTCCGGCGTTTCAAACACCTCCAACACCTCGCGCACCAGCAGGCGGCCGGCAGCGATCTGCTCGCGCGGCCACTTGCCGCTTCCACGATAGGCGTCTGCCTCGGGGTCTCCGCAAAAAGAGCGCTTACCCAGGTAGAAATTGCCCGTCTCCGGGTCTGTCACTCGGTACGTGTAGTGCGTGGCTGACGCCGTAGGCAGGCCAAGCAGCCGATAGACCGGGATGGAGCCGGTCACACCAACGCGCTTGCCCGTGTCCATAAGCAGACCGGCGTCTTGCAAGTTCTTGATGTTCTTGATGAGAGTCTTGCGGTCGCAGCAGGTGTCCTGCTCCAGCCGCAGGATGCTCGGGTAACAGAACCCGAACTCGTCGGCGTAGTTGGCAAGGCAGACCATCAAGAACTTTTCGCTGGACTTCGGCATGTCCAGCTTGAAGGCGTAGGCGAGGGCTGGGATGCTCACAGCGGACCTCCCCGCACGTTCCATTGCCGCGCAGCCTCTACTGCAGCCTCCATGGCGTCTTCCAGCACCACATCGGGCCCGTGCGACTCGCACTGCCAGCACTCGACCTTGGCGTTGAATGCCAGGTCGCCGTTGTTGTCCGTGGTCGGGCTGACCTCAGCGCATGCGTTGCCGTCGTTGCAGAACGGGCACGGCTTCAGGCCGGCGTTGATTTTTTCCAGCTCAGCGTTGAACCGTTTGCTGTTGAAACGGGGGTTGCTCATGCGCGCCCCCTTTGCTCTACACTTCTCTCCACAGCTTCCTCTGCGTGATAGAGGTTGCGAAATGAGGCCTCGGCTGTTGGCGCAGTCGAGGCCTCGCCACTTGCAGCGCTGCTTTTGATGCAGCCGCCATCGGCACGGCGAGCGAAGTCGCCATGTCCGAGGTCAGCGTGAGCAGCGCGCAAAAACATGGAATTCCTTCAGCCGGCGCGGCGCCATCCAAGCGCCACAGCCAACTCGCGGAAGAAGGACGGGCGCTCAGGCTTGGCGCGGGGCGTTTGGGGCTCTTGCGGGGCCTGGCGCTTGGCTTCGCGGGCCTTCCTCTCGGCGTCTTGCTCGGCCCACTGCTTGCGCAGGTACTCGGCCTGCCAGTTGGCAAAAGCAACGTGTGCCTGCGCCGCGCGGAACTCTTCGAGACGCTCCGCGCGCTGCGCGAGCCGGGCCTTGTAGGCGGGGACGGGGCGGCTGGGCTTCATAGGAGGGGCTGACCAAAGTGACGGGCGAGGTAGTCATTCAGGGCCGCACTCCAGTAGTGCGCGTCCTTTACCTTGTCCTTTTCCTGCTCACACAACTCGCAGGGCACCGGCGGCGGCGCACCGTAGGCTTCAAACGGGTGCGGGAAGACTCCCGGGCCGCGCCGGAGATTGCAGGCACGGCAGACGGGCTGGACGAAGAGCAGATGGTTGTAGTCGCGGTGCTCGTAGTCCTGGGCCTGCTCACCACAGTCGACACACTTCAGGGTATGGACCCTCGGGAGCAGGCCCTTCCTCACCGCGCAGCTCACCGTGGCGTGGGCCCTGGTCAAGATGGCTTGCTTGATGTTGAAGCGCAGGCTGCGGCACTTGTCACATCGCTGCGGTCGCAGCCAACCGCCCATGCCCTTCAGATAGCCGGGCGCAGCAACATCGGTCGACTGAAACGTTGCCAAGCAGTCTCTGCAGCACTGATGCTTGGGCTCGCTCGCGGCCACTCGCCTCTTCGGCGGCGGGCAGTTCCCGCAGAACTTGGCCGAGTAGTGCCGGTTGATGATCTTTCCGGAGCAGCGCGGACACAGGCGGTCGTTGGGGTCGAGCCTCATGACTGCCCCCTTTTGGTGGTGTTACCGCAGTGTTCAAAGACCTGAACGCGGCCTTCTACGGGGTGTGCTTTGCAAGAAACTGTTGCGGTGCAGCACGGTGCTGCTGGAGCGAAATGCTCCGTGCTTCGGTTGGTGCGGTGCGAGGGGAAATGCGCCCTCTGGATGACAGGCCCGGCGATCTTCGACCATTCGGTCGAGTCGTTGCAGATTTGTACACTTAATGGTTTAAGGACATTGGCCCATGTACATGACGCGGTGTACCTTTGCCCCATGGAAACGCAGCAATTCGTGACGCGCATCACAGGGAGCGGGTTCATTACACCGGCTCCGTTGCATCTGCGGGCACAGCAGATGCGCCTTGGCCATCAGTCCAAATCTCTTTCCCGTCGTCAGGATGCAAATGGAATCGCGTGACCTTGCCGCCGGTATTCCGCTCAATCAGTACAGACAATTTCGGGTTGCTGGGACTCAGCCCGTACATGACGTTGCGGAGGCGACCGAGGGAGACACCACAGCTGGCAGCGAACTCTTTCCTAGCTTTCGCGTTGGGCAAAGCTTTGACGAAGTCGTACAGCGGGGTGATGTACAGACTGCGGTCGCGTCCATTGACCTTCGTAGCGGTGTAGGTTCCGGTGCACATAACACCGAATCCTACACTGATGAATGCATACCTAGCAAACACCGTTCGTGGCCTGCCGCGCAGTCCACTACTGGTGTGAGTGACGACCGCTTAATCCGTATCAGCAATCTGCGCAGGGTGTGCGCCGAGCGCAGGCTCAAGACCGCCGATCTACACCGGCTCCTGCCCTATGCCCGCTACACCTACTGGCGTGACGTACTGGAGGGCGACAAGCCCTTTGGAGAGAAGGCAGCGCGCAAGGTAGAAGCCAAGCTCGGCCTGCCCGACCGGTGGCTGGACACGCCGCGGGACCCTGTTGAGTTCCGCGAGGTGTTACCCAGCGTGCCCGACGACGACGAAGACGAGCACCCAGATGAAGGGGGCCATGAATCGCACTGGCGCCACATCGCGGAGCTGTTTGCCGATATCTGCACGGAGCAGGACATCAAGATGCTGCCGTCCACCTTCTTGCTGATCGTTGATGCCGGCGTCCAGCGCGTGAATGAAGCGGCCGACAAGCGCAAGGCTTCCGAGGTTTTCAGCAAGCTTCTTCGCGTACTACAGCACGGCAAAGACCAAAATAGGGGCTAATACCTCTTTTCGTAAAACCGCACCCCCGGGCTTTGCCTTGGCGTAACGAATTACGGAACCTGTAGTTCTTGCAGTAGTCTTCACCACTATGAACCGCACGGGTGTTGCGGTTTGGAGCAGTGGTGGGATCGGTCTGGAACGAAGAAAAGCACGGCAGCCGCCTTCTCGTGGCCGCTAACGAGGGACATGCCCCGGCGCCGACGGAACCCCCGTCGATCACGGCGGGGCTGCTGCAGCAGAGATTGCGCAGCAACGCTCCAATCAAGGCCATGAGCAACGCCGCGGCTGATGCCCTGGTCGGGCTGCTCGCTGGCGACACCGACGCCGCTACGGTGCGCGCGTGGATCGCTGATCTTGACGCCATGGTGCGCAAGGAGATCGTCTTGCCCTCCCAGGGGCCCGTCGGGCTCGCCTAACCAACCCCTTTAAGCAAGCAAGAAGCCGCCTTCGGGCGGTTTTCTTGGCACACCGTACTGTGTATTTTATCAGTACGTATTTACTTAGGTAATCGAAAAGCACACCGTTTTGTGTTGACCGTCGCCGGGCTGCGGTGTTGTAATGACTCCAACGCGCTACACCAAAAAGCGCAATGGAGACGGCAATGAACACCAGTGGCAGCGGCTACTCCTTCCAGAGTTTTCTGGGGGCGATCCCGGTAACTGTCTTCTATTGGGTAGAAGACGGTTTCGTGACGCCGATGACCTGCGATGTCGGCGGGAAGGTTGCATCGCTGCTGGATGACGGAGACCACTTCTCTCCGGTGCAGCTTCGCGTTTGGCAGCGCGCCGCCGAAGCCGACTACAGCCGCCGCACTGGCGCCGACTTCGAGCCCGATCCCACCGACTTCTTCAGCGACCCCGCAGGATGCGCCACGCGCTCGCTGGCCAGCTACTTCGACCGCGTTGATGCGGCTGCTCGGTGGGGTGCGTGATGACCACCCTCTACGCCGAATTCTCTGCCTTCGCCGCAGAGTTCAAAGCCGCCCGCCCCGAGCGCTTCGGCCGCCGTTCTGAACGCGCTAAACGCTCTGAAGCACCGTTCCGTGGCGTTCCTGCGCGCCTGGACGTTGATGCTGCGCGCGCTGAGCTGAGGGAACTGGTTGCGCGTCACGACGCGCGCTATGAGTACAGCGACGACTACTCCGTCTGGGCTCGCGGTCAGGCTGAAGCCCAGCGGATCGCGGATCTGCGGTCGGCGATCGCCAAGGCTGGGGCAGCGGCATGAACGGCGCACATCTGACTAGCCAGCGGGCCATCAATGGGCCGTCGAAGCCGACAGCCGATGCTCCTGAAGGCGGCGACTACGCCATCGTTGTTGACGGACAGATCATCGCTGAGGTGTTCTACCGGTCATCGCCCACGCACACGCATGACGCGTGCGCCACTGCCCGCCTGTTCTCTGCCGCGCAGGACCTTCTGGACGCCCTGCAAGACCTCCTGCGCGCCAACACCGAGGCGGCGAACTTCTCGATGAGCATGGTCACCGACCGCGAGGAGTTCGATGGCTTCCTGCGCGAGTGCGAGGCCAAGGTGGATGCGGCTGAGACGAAGGCTCGGGCTGCGATTGCAAAAGCGACTGGAGGCGTGTGATGCGCGGCGTGTTTGCCGACCTGCGTGACCGAGTGTTTGGCCGCCTGGTAGTTGTGGACATGCATGACAAGCTGCCCACCGGCCAAGTGCTGTGGCTGTGCCTGTGCGAGTGCGGTGAAACGAAGGCTGTTCAGAGCGGCCACTTGACAAGCGGCCGCATCAGTTCCTGCGGCTGCCTGAAGCGCGAGAGTCAGCCTGCGCACCTGTGGACCGCCGAGAACATCGCCAAGTCCAGTGCTGCCCGCCTGACCAAGCGCGCAGCACGCTTTGAGCAGGCCCGCCGCCGTGTATGGGGGCTTCTCACTCCTGTTGAGAGCATCGACCGCCAAGGTGAGGAGTTCTGGCGTTGCGCGTGTGTGTGTGGTGGAGAAAGAACTGCCTGGGCAGCCGACATACGCCGCGGCAAGACCATCTCTTGCGGCTGCAGTCGGCGTGGCTTGTCCTACGGCAAGGCTCATGACGGAGTCGCGACATGCGCGTGATGCTCATCGCCTGCTCGAAGGCCAAGCGCCCGCACGAAGCGGTTGCGGCCGAGCTCTACCAGGGCGACCTGTTCAAGAAGGCTCGCGCACTGGCCGAGAATCGCGGGGCCCGCTGGTTTGTGCTTTCGGCCAAGCATGGAGTGGTTTCGCCCGACCGCGTGCTGCACCCCTACGACGACACACTGGCGCATGCCACGCGGGACCGCCTCGCCGCCTGGAATGCGCTGGTGCTGTCTCAACTGGTCGAGGCCAAGCTGCTGGCTGAGCCGCTGGAGATCCTGGCTGGCCGCTGCTACCGCGGCTGGGCTTCATGCCTGGATGCGACTGTTCCGATGCGCGGTATGGGCATCGGCAAGCAGAAGGCGTGGCTTGCCGAGCAACTGCGGAGGGCTGCGTGATGGCCCGCCGAGACGGTTTAGCACGCGGCTCCAAGTGGCTACTGCCCAGCGGCCGCGTGGCAACGGTGGATGTCCTGAAGGGCTACCACGTCACGCTGCGGTACGCGGACGACACGGACGAGTCTGTGGAACTGCTGCTGTCGTTCCTGACGCAACACGGCATCGAAGTATGAGCAGCCTCACCGAAGCCACGCTGGCCGAAGGCGACTTCACTGCCCGCGAGCGCGCACTGTTGCAGGCGCTCCAGCCGTTCGCTTACTACGGAAGCCTCGACGGCACCGTGCATCACTTTGCCGCGCTGTTCCCTGTGCACGAGCGCGAGCGGATCAAGGAAGAGTTTGCGCGGGCAACCCGCGTGTACCGGAAGGCGACTTCCGCCAAGGAGGAATCGTGAATGCTGTCATCGAATCTTGGTTCCCATCGAGGGCGAAGAAGCCCGCGAAGCCACAGCAAACCCGCCTAGGCCGTCGCCGGATGCTAGACCTCAACACCATCGCGCCGGCTGCGGTCCCCGGCCCGTACATCAAGCGCGCTGGCGACCGCTGCCTGTACGCCGAAGTCGGCGGTGAGATGGTGCTGCTGGGCATGGCGTTCCAAGGTCTGCACCCGACGATCACCCCGGCGATGAGCGAAGCGACTGCGCAGCAGTTCAAGGCGGCCCCGGACCTGTTTGCGGTGACGCTGGAGCTGGCGCGGCTGGCCGACCAGGCGCACGAGCTTGATGAGCAGGCGCTGCGCCAGCGCGTTGCTGCGCTGTTCGACCCGGCTGAGGTTGCGCTGGCCCGTGCGACTGGCCTGCTGGGGTGAGTCATGAGCGCGCAACTCCACCAATCTGCGATCCGCATCCTGTTTGCGGCCCGACAAGCTGACCCGCTGCAGGTTGATGCGCTGATCGCTCGGCACGAGCGTGAGTGCGTCGCCGAGATGGCCGAAGAGGCAGCGGCTGGCCAACTGACGTGCCCGCCGTGCACGAGAAATTGCAGCCAGGGCCTCACCTGTCCTGCCCGTCAACAGAAAAATGGTTAAGGAGCCGACCATGGACCAGAACAGCGCCATCCTTTATCGCCGCGCCCGCGAAGAAGACTTTGTGGACACGGAGCCGGCAGCGTTCGACGGCCACATCCCGCTGTCCGAGTGCAGCGAGGAAACGCAGTCCCTCTGGGCCGAGCACCAGATAGCGGCCTGCGCGCGCTGCCGGTATGGCTGCAACCCGCCGCTGCCGAGTTGTACTGGCGGCATCGGCATCAAGGAGATCTTGGGATTTCTGTTCTATCCCCTGGCGCGGAGGGCTTGAAATGCTGGATCACTACTTCCTGGCCGGCGACGGCCCCAAGGAACTGATCGACCGTGAGTTTGTGCGCACGCGCAACGACCGGGCACGGTCGCTGGTGTGGGACGTGCTCGCCTTTGTCGGCGGCATCGGCCTGTTCGTGCTGTCTTACCTCAGCCGCTGAAAGCAAACCATGACCGAAAAACAAACAATCACCGAAGAGTCCGGTATCCACAATGAGTGGTACGAAGAGGCCAAGAAAGTCACGCTGGAAACTCTGCCGGCCTTCGTCACCAAGCTGTGCAACGACTACTCGCACGACTACGGGACCATCTGCCACGCCATGGCTGCCGCGATGACGGCGGCCATGAACGCAGTGGACAGTTCGCCTACCGGTGGCATCACCGGATTCCAGGCCGGCTGCGTCATGTGGATGGTGCTGAAGCACGCATTCCACAAGGATGGGCCGATGTCTCTCGTGGACTGGACGAACCTGCTTTATCCGCAGTACGCCGATCGCTTCACCACGATTCCCAAGCAATCCTGGGAACGAGTTCGCGAGATAGCGCAGAAGAAACTCAGTGAAGACGACAAGCGTTACTGGTCGCTAGGCGTGCTGTCTCACATGCAGTCCATCGCTGAACACGGTATCCCGCCCTTCGGGCTGAAGGTTGCCGCCAACTGAGCTACGGGCGCACCGGCTGCCCTGACGCCGGCATCCAACCTCTCGGAGACCGCCATGACGTATCGTGCAGTTGACCCTTTGACCGGCAAGTCCATAGGCCTCGGCAACTACAAGCCGCGGCCTGAACTGGAGAAGCGCTTGGCCGAGCAGGTGCAGCGCAAGACCAGCGAAGGCACGTTCAAGACCGGCGCCGATGGGCGCACAACGTTCGTGCCCAAGTTCATTGAGGAGGCAGCTGCGCATGCGGTCACCGCCGCACCGTTGACGCAGTTCAAGCCGGGCGACCGCGCGCGAGTCATCGCCTCTGCTGCTGAGCTGCACGAGGCCGGCTTCAGCGCGGGCTTCTCCGCATTTCTTGCTGGGCGCGAAGTTGTGATTGAGGAAGAGGCCCGGTGCGGGTTTGGTCAGGCCCGTCACCTCGTGAGCTTTACCTACACAGATAGTTGGGGCGACTCGGCCAGCGTCAGGGCGGTGTTCCTGAGTCGCATCCATGAAGCCGAGGGCGACGACGAGCGAGAAGCCATGGGCCTGACCTCGGCTGAGGCTGGCGTGCTGTCGCCTAGCGAGGCCGCTCGGGAATTTGATCCGTTCGCGGAGCCGTTGGGCATTGGCGACTACGTGGAATGCGTACGCGAAGACAGCATGCTCTTTGGCTGTCGCGGAGAGGTTGACCAAATCGACGGCACATGGGTGCACGTGCTTGGGCTTGGCGGGTGGGATGCCGACCATCGCCACTTCCTGAAGCTCATCGCCAAGGCCTGACCATCTAACTGATCCATGCCCGGCGCGGGCTGCGCGCCAATTCCACAGAAGACGGAGACGGAAACCATGACTACTGCACTCGCTCTCATGAGCAACCGCCTGGCGCAACGCTTCGGCATGGTCGAAGACGCCGAGTTGATTCCTGTGCTCAAGGCAACTGCGTTCAAAGGTCAGGTCAGTGACGCGCAGATGACGGCGCTGCTGATCGTTGCCGATCAATACGGCCTGAATCCGTGGACCAAGGAAATCTACGCTTTCCCAGACCCGCAGAACGGCATCGTGCCGGTGGTCAGCGTTGACGGCTGGAGCCGCATCATCAATGAGCACCCCGCCTTCGACGGCATTGAGTTCGAGTTGTCCGGCAAGGGCGATGACATGGAGATGCTGTGCCGCATCTTCCGCAAGGACCGCAGCCGCCCGATCGCAGTGACGGAGTACTTGACCGAGTGCAAGCGTGAAACGAAGCCTTGGAAGTCTCACCCGCGACGCATGCTGCGTCACAAGGCTGAGATCCAATGCGCCCGATTGGCCTTCGGCTTCGCTGGGCTCCACGACCACGACGAGGCGGAGCGCATTGTGGAAGCATCGTCTGGCGCACCGAAGAACATGGGGGCAGCCCAGGTGGTCGAGGCCGCCGCAGCTGCGGAAATGCCGCTCGGCCTGCTGGAGTCAGCCGAGAGCGCTGCGACCGAAGGGGTGGCCATCTATCAGGAATTCTGGAAGTCAACCGGCCCGGAAAACCGCAAGGCGCTGGCTGGCCACCATGCGCGGCTGAAGCAAGCAGCCATTGACGCCGACGCGGCGCGCACGGTGGAGATGCCCACGACCGGCGGCCAAGCCGAGCAGCCCACGCTGGACCTGGTGGCGCTGGAGCGGCGCATCGGCAGCTGCAACGACGCTCAGGTGTTGCTGCTCATTGCCGACGACGTGGCCACGCTGCCCGAGGGTGAGGATCGCGCGCGGCTGGAGAAGTTGATCGCGGTGCGCGGCGAAGCGCTGGAGGGCTGATCTATGGCGCTAATCGTCCACACCGACCCGCAGGGTAGTGAGGCGTGGCTCGCGGCACGCCGCGGCATCCCGACCGGCAGCCGTTTCAAGGATTGCCGTGACTACCTAAAGCCCACGGCAGCCGAGGTCAAGGCCGGCGCCACGCGCGGCAAGCCCTCCGCGAAGCTGCTGGGCTATGCGATGGATCTGGCGCGCGAGCGGGTCGGTGGCCATGTGCCTCCCGTGTTCCAGACCGCCGCGATGCGTACCGGCCATATCGAGGAGCCAAAAGCACGACTCGCCTACGAGGAAGAGACCGGCAACATCGTGATCGAAGCCGGCTTCATCACGACGGAAGACCGGCGCTGGGGCGTGTCGGTGGACGGCCTCGTGAAGCCCAAGGGTGGAATCGAGGTGAAGACTATGGTGAGCAGCGCCACGCTGTTCAAGGCCGTGGTCGAAGGCGACATCAGTGAGTACATCGACCAGATCAACGGCGCGATCCTGCTGCTTGAACTGGACTGGCTCGACCTTGTGCTCTGGGCGCCCGACCTGGCGCACCTGGGGCGCGGGCTCACCATCCGCCGCATCTGGCGTGACGAAGCTGCGATCCGAGCACTGGAAGCGGACCTGCTGACCTTCGTGGCGCTGGTCAATGACTTCGAGGCCGCGCTGCGTGCGCCGGCAGTGGAAACCGAAGGAGCCTTCTGATGGCAATCGACAAGTCCCTGCGCGGCGGCCAGTTCGAGACCGTCTACAGGAAGGACACGATTTCGCTCGAATGGGTGCAGCCGGGTCCAGACAGGAAGTCGCTAGTGCTCGCAACCGTCGATACGCAATTGTGCGACGAAGATTTTGCGCTTGAGCAGGCGTTTGCGGAGTTTCAGCGGCACCTGATGTCTTCGTTCCTCAAGCACAGGCTGGGCTTTGTCTCGGTTAGGCCGGGAGACGGGCCGGACACGCACTAGACACTTTTCGGGCGATCCCAGCGTGATGAGCTTTTTCCAATCTTCGTCTCCTCCCTAGCGGGCTTGCTCATCACGCGCAGCTTCGGCTGCCGCCTTTCTTCTTTCTGCGGCGAACAACAGCACGACGGGGTCTGCTTCCTCCCTGTACTCCTCCTTACCCGTCGTGCGGCGGCGTGTGCTGCCAGCCGCTCTTTCTTTTGATGGCAACTGCGAAAACCCCGGGGCTACGAGCGCGGCCAGCAGAGCCGCGCCGCCAGCCCCACCAACCAACTACAGCGAGATTCACGTGATCCACTACCACGGACTGCCGATTACGCCGGACACGGCAGCAGAGCGTGCTATTGCTGGCGGCCATGCGTTTGTGTCATTCGCGCACCCTGAGCAATTGGGTCTCGCTGCGGCTGTGGCGCAATCATTCGCCATTGATAACGGCGCGTTCTCGGCTTGGCGGGCCGGCCGTCCGGTAACGGACTGGACGCCTTTCTACGAATGGGCTGCCGCAGCCAAGCGCATCCCTGGCTGCGACTTCGCCGTCATACCTGATGTCATTGACGGCACTGAGGCTGACAACGATGCGTTGCTTGCCGAGTGGCCGCTGCCCAACTGGTTCGGGGCGCCCGTGTGGCACATGAACGAGGGCCTGGATCGCCTGGAGCGCTTGGCCACCGTCTTCCCTCGCGTGTGCATCGGCAGTTCTGGCGAGTTCGCAATGGTGGGAACGCCGACGTGGTGGGGCCAGATCGCCCGCGCCATGCGTGTTGTGTGCGACGACGATGGGCGCCCGATGTGCAGGCTCCATGGCCTGCGCATGCTGGACCCGGAAGTGTTCAAGCATCTCCCGTTTTCCAGCGCAGACAGCACGAATATCGGCCGCAACATTGGCATCGATCAAGCTTGGCGCGGCACCTATACGCCGCCGACGAAAGAGGCGCGGGCAGCTGTCATGCGCTCGCGCATTGAGGCTGAGAACGCGCCAGCACGCTGGGCGTTTCGCATCCCCGAGTTCCATCCTGAAGACCAAGGGAGCCTGCTGTGAGCAAAGTTATCCTGTTGTCCGGCGGCCTGGATTCCGCCCTGTGCTTGGCTCGCTACGGCGCCGACTTGGCCATTGGCTTCAATTACGGACAGCCGCATGCGATTGAGTTGGCCCATGCCGAGCGCATTGCAAGGCAGCACGGCGTGCCTTTCGAGATCCATGCGCTGCCGACCATGCCGCGCGTCAACGACGTCGTCTTCGCCGGCCGCAATGCGGTGATGCTGACGGCAGCCGCAGCCATTGCTCAGGCGCGCGGCCACGACGCGGTGTTGATCGGCTGCAACTTCTCGGATGCCACCCGGTTTCCTGACTGCCGGCCGGAATTCATTCGCAACATCAGCAAGGCGCTTGAGTCGGCATATGGCGTAAGCGTCTGCGCGCCGCTGCTGTTGTCCACCAAGACGCAGATAGTGGCAGAGGCCAAGCAACGCGGCATCACGGACACCTGGACCTGTTACGCGCCCACAACTGATGGTCAGCAGTGCGGCCAGTGCTACTCCTGCCAGGGCATCGCCTCAGCGAGCGCGTCATGACCTATACCGTCAAGGAGATCTTCTACACGCTGCAGGGCGAGGGCTTGCACGCCGGGCGCCCAGCGGTGTTCTGCCGCTTCGCCGGGTGCAACCTGTGGAGCGGGCGTGAGCAGGACAGGAGCAAGGCGGCATGCCGTTTCTGCGACACCGAGTTCCGCGGCGGCACGAAGTACCGCACGCCCGAGGATTTGGCTGATGCCATTGAGCAGGCGTGGGCGCCGCAGGTGGTGGCCCGACGCATGGTGGTGCTCACCGGCGGCGAGCCGGCGCTGCAGGTGGATCAGGCGCTTGTGCACTTGCTGCAGGCCCGCGGGTTCTATGTCGCCATCGAGACGAACGGCACCAAGGAACTGCCGCAGGGTCTGGATTGGGTGTGCGTGAGCCCCAAGGGCGATGAGCCGCTGCGTGTGGTGCATGGCAACGAGCTGAAGCTGGTGTACCCGCAGATGCTGGCACTGCCGCAGCGGTTTGAGGAGTTGGCCTTCGACCACTTCCTTCTGCAGCCCATGGACGGCCCGTTCCTTGAGGCCAACACCCAGGCTGCCATCGAGTTCTGCATGGGCAACCCAAAGTGGCGGCTCTCGGTGCAGACCCACAAGTACATCGGAGTGCGCTGACCATGCCCACCACCATCATGAAACGCCTGGAGTTCGACGCCGGGCACCGCATCCCCAACCACGCCAGCAAGTGCCGCAACCTGCACGGCCACAGGTACGCGCTGGAAATCACGCTGGTGGGCGAGCCCATCGACGCCCCCGGCACCAGCAGCCACGGGATGCTGGAGGACTTCAGCGACGTGAAGCGCTTGGCGATGGAGCACCTCGTGGAGCCCTGGGACCACGCTTTCCTGGTGTACGAGGGCGACACGCAGGTGCTGGCGCTGCTGGCCGCGCTGCCCGGCCACAAGACCGTGGTGCTGCCGCGCGTGCCCACGGCCGAGAACCTCGTGGCGCTGGCCTTTGAAACGCTGGCGCCGATCTACACCGACCGCTTCGGCAACGGGCTGCGCCTGGAGCGCGTGCGCCTGTGGGAAACGCCGACGTGCTGGGCGGACTTCAGTTCCACAACCAACTGACGAGCACCATGTTCAAAAACTTGACCTTGTTGCGCATCAGCAGCGACTGGCTGCCCGATGCCATCGCTGCCGAGGACCAGCTGGCGCGCGAGCCCTTCACCGCCTGCGGTGCGACACAACCCGCGAGTGCTGGCTGGGTGCCGCCGCGAGGTGTGCCGCATGCGCCGCTGCTGGAGGTCATCGGCGGCCATTGGATTCTGTCGTTGATGTCAGAGCGCCGGCTGCTGCCCGGATCTGTCATCAAGGACCGCGTTGCCGAGATGACTGCCGAGTTCGAGAAGGCCAACGGCTACAAGGTCGGCAAGCGCCAGCGCAAGGAACTGGTGGCGCAGGCCGAGCAGGAGTTGCTGCCGAAGGCATTCACGAAACGCTCGCTGACCAAGGTGTGGCTCGACCCCCGCGCCCGCCTCCTAGCGGTCGACACCGGCAGCGCCAGCGCGGCCGAGTCTGTGGTTTCGATGCTGGTCAAGAGCCTGGACGGCTTTGGTGTGCAGCCTGTGACGACTTGGCTGGCGCCGGCCGGCGCGATGGCGGCTTGGATCAGCGAAGGCTGCGCGCCAAGCGGCTTCAGCCTGGACCGCGAGTGCGAGCTCAAGTCCACGGACGAGATGAAGAGCGTCGTCCGCTACGCCCGCCACTCGCTGGACAACGATGACGTGCGCCGCCACATCGCATCCGGCAAGCGCCCGACGCGCCTGGCGCTGTCCTGGGGCGACCGCGTGGCGTTCACCTTGACCGATGGGCTTGTGCTCAAGCGCATCGAGTTTCTTGACGTCGCCATGGAAGGCCGCTCCGAAGTGGACGCGGCAGAGGCCTTTGACGCTGATGCTGCTATCGCCTGCGGCGAGCTCAGCCGCCTGATACCGGATCTGCTGGCGGCGCTTGGTAACGAGGCTGAGCAGTCGCGCATCCACGAGGAAGAATCCAGCCCCAAGGCTGCGCTACAGGACCCCGCAGTGCCGAATTTGGACCACATCAGTACATCAGCGCTCTACTTGGCAGCGCAGGTGGAGCAGCAGATGGCTCCGATACGCGCGGCCCTGTCCGAGACTGCAGGAGCCGCCAAGGCATGAGCCTGCACATCGTCCCGATCACGCTTGAGCAGGCCAAGAGGTTCGTGCGCCGGCACCACCGCCACAACAAGCCGCCCACGGGCTGGAAGTTCGGCGTGGGCCTGTGCCACAGCGCCGGGCCGCTAGTGGGAGTGGCGACCGCTGGGCGCCCGGTGTCGCGCGAGATCCAGGAGCGCGAGCCGCTGACGCTGGAGGTCAACCGCACGTGCACGGACGGCACGCGCAACGCCAACTCGATGCTCTACGGCGCGATCTGGCGCGCGGCCAAGGCCCTGGGCTACACGCGCGCCATCACCTACATCCAAGGCAACGAGACGGGCGCCTCGCTCAAGGCTGCGGGCTGGGTGAAGGTGCGCGACCTAGATGCGCGCGGCTCCTGGAAGGAGTCGAGCAAGAAGTTGGCGCACCTGCGCGACGACGAGGGCACGGGCGGCGTGGCGCGGCAGCTGTGGGAAATCCGCGCTGCGACCGCCGGCCCAGTGGTGCTGCCCGACCTGGGCGCCGACGACGATCTGACAGACGACACAGAAGACCCCACGGGCGACTTGTTCGCCGAAGCTGAAGGAGAGCCCGCATGACCATCGTCGCCCGCCAACCCATCCGCCAAGCCTTCAAGGCCGCCCTCAAGATCGACCCGCACAAGACGCTGGAGCAGTGCATCGAGGACGCCATCCAGACCGTCGCCAAGGAGCGACGCCTGCCGGCCGAGTTGGTGCGGCAGGCCATTGAGGACTGACACCATGAGCACGAATCCCATTGCCTCCATCACCGAGTGGATGGATGGAGCAGGCCACGGACCCGAGAGCCTGCCGCTGTACTTCGCTCTGACGCTGGAAGAAGGCGGGCAGGAGATGCTGGACCCGGTGTCGCTGCTGCACCCCAACGACAGGGTTGAGCCCACCGAAAGGCTTGGACTGATGCTGAAGAACCTGAGCCGAATGATCCGCAACGGCGATGTGCGCTTGGATGTGGCCAACCGCGCGGAGCTACTGGATGCAGCGCTGGACACCGCCTGGGTTGCCCTGTGCCTGGCGCGCACGCTCACCGGCGACAGGCTGGGAGAGGCTTGGGCGGAACTGCATCGCAGCAACGTGACGGACAAGCAGCAGGACGGCGTGTTCGTCAAGGACGCATCAGGCAAGGTCTGCAAGCCGAATGGCTACAGAGGCCCGAACTTCGCGCAGTTCCTATTAGCGGCAAAGACTAGTTGATTTGTGTGACTATGCGTCGAGAAATGCCTTATCCACAGGCTTTTTAATACACTCAGTCAGTGCCGCGTTGACCCAGGAGCCTGCCCTTGAACCAAGACGACAAGCCAATCCGAGAAGCCCGTGCGGCGCTTCTGGAACTGCGCGGCCTCGGCATCGAAAAGCCTGCGCGTGCACAGCAACTGTTCGCGCGCATCGGGCTGGCGCTGGATGCCGTTGCTGCGGACCAGCACATGAGCCTGTTCCTCGCCGCCTATGCCGTGCTTCAGCAGCGCCAGCACGGAGGCGTCACGCCGCACGGATGGGAGCAGTTGTGGAATGCGGCTGACGCGCTGCTGGGGCACTACGGGATCACCGGACCGGCAGACGTGGATGCGCTGCAGGAGCAACTTGACGAACGAATGGAGCAGCCGGCTTGAACTACATGATCGACCAGCCCTCTTGGGCGGATGCGCCAGCGTGGGCCACGCATCTGCTGCGCCATGACACCAATTTTCCGCACGAGGTCTACGCCTGGGCATGCGATGGCGGTGACAGACGCCTTTATGCCGGCCCGGCTGGGCATGTCAATGCGCGACTGCAGCTTGTTGTTGGCGAGCACGACGACCTGTGGAAGATGATCGAAACGCGGCCGGCAGCGCCAGCCGCCGACATAGGGCACTGCGGCCAGTGCCACTTCGCCGGCCCCGTGGAGATGAGGATGTGCCTATGCCGGCGCCACGCCCCAACAGGCGTGCGCAATCCGCCGCATGTAGTTGACATTCGGAGCGGCTGCCTGTCGTCGGCGGCGCCAGCGTTTCCGCTCATGGCCGCAGAGCGCGACTGGTGCGGCGACTTTCGGCGCCGGGAGGCTGGAGCATGAGCAACGACACCTATCTGACCATCGTGTACCGCGGCATCCAGGCCGGCGACGAAGCCCGCGCACTGACCGAGCACCCGAAAGCCTCGGTGCTCGCATGGGGGCATCAACTGCTCAAGCGCGACATCCTGCAGGAGACGGTGGACTGCCAAGCCGCCGAGATCGCGTCGCTCAAAGCCGCGCTGGAGCACTCGCAGCGTGCCGGCGGAACGCAGCAGCAACCTGGCGATCAGATGGCAAGGCTGCGCGAACTGTCAGCACTGGATGATCGGATCAACGCGCTGCGCGACAAGCGCGACACGCTGCTGCGCTTGATTGCGGAAAGCCACGCGGGCACCACCGGGAGCGCGGCATGAGAAACGAGAACGCTAATCCCGCGCCGGCCATCCAAGTCGCCGAAATCGTGGAGATACTGCCCACACGCATCTGGATCGAGTCCGATTTTTTGGGCGGGCGCCATGTCGTGCTGCAGCACCAGGACTGCGAGCAGTTCACCTACGCGAGCTTTGGCTACGACTGGCGCTACACCAGCAACGCCGGCACGTATGAAGCCGCGCGGCAGATTGCGCTGGCGCTCGGAGCGCAAGAACCGATTGAGGAGCGCACGCGCGGCCTGGAGCCGCCTGACTCGACGGCGATGCAGTACCTGGCGCTCACGGACGCCATGCACTACGAGGCCGGCCCGCAACTGCTGTCGCCGGAGGAATACGCCGCCGCGCTGTACGCCGATGCCGCACGCTACCGCTGGCTCATGGGCGACTGCGACGGCGACGCGCAGGACGACGTGATTCAGTGGCTCGCCAAGACGGTAGCCAGCAAGGGCTGCATTGATGCGCTCATCGACAACGCCAGGATGGACCCGGCCACAGGCGCCATTGAGGGAGCGCAGCCATGAGCACCGTCACCATCAGCCGCGCCACGCTAGAGCGCTGGGAGGGTTTGCTGTTCGCTGCCCACCAAGGCATTGCGCACAAGTCGGTAGTGCGTGATGTGCGCGGCGAGATGCAGACCACGTTGGCGGACGCGGACACCATCGCACACAGCGAGTGGAAGTGCGGCAACGAGTTCCTGCCATACCACCCGCAGGCATCACACGCACCGCCCGACTACAGGGATGGCTGGAATGCCTGCTTTAAGGCGGCAATGGCGCTGCGCCAGCCCATCCCCGAATCCATGCTCACCGGTCCAGCGCTTGGCGAGGCCATCGAGGCAGCGCGCGCCAAGAAAGGCGTCACCAAGAAGGCCATGGCCGACCACTTCGGCGTTGAGCCGCCGTCGATTCAGGGCTGGGTCAACTGCGGCACCATCAGCAAGGAAAAGCTGCCGAAGCTTTGGGCGTACTTCAGCGACGTGGTCGGCCCGGAGCATTGGGGGCTTAGCGCCTACGCGGCGCCGGTCTCGCGATTCAGCGACGCGGATGTCAAGCAAATCATGGCGCTGGTCCACGACGCCAAGAACGCCTCCGTGATGATTGGCAAGGGCTGCGACTACGCCGCCTGGTATCGCAAGGCAGAGAAAGCTACCGATGAAATTGAGGCGCTGCTGCGCGCTGCTGGAGGTTGACATGGACGAGACCCTGCACACCGGCCTGACGCTCGCTGCCCTCATCGGAGCCATCCTGTTTCTGGCGTGGGCCTGGACCCGCGAGGACCGGCGCGACGAGCGCGGGGACTGACGATGCCCGATGCCCTGCTTTTCCTCGCAGACGTGCTCCTGCTGGCGCTGGTGATCGTCGGCATGTGCCTACTGCACAGCCAGCAGAAGAACCGCGAGAAGGTCGATGCTGCCGTGCGCGAACTCAACACAGCCGTGCAACGGGTGTTGGACGCGCGCGACAAGATCATTGAACTCGGCTACGAGCAGGACCGCAAGGCCGCCGAGCTGCGCCAGTACCTCAACGGCTTCGCGGGCTGGCTGTCGCTGCAGCGGGCCATTCACGATGCGGCCGAAGCCGCCACCAAGAAGGACTGAGCATGGCCGTATCCGCGATTCAACCGAAGCGCCCCAAAACCTCTGGCTGGGTTCCGGTGCCAGCATGGCAACAGCAGAAGCGGCACATTGAGCTGGTGTGCGACTTCCCTTCTGAGGCGTGGCTGCACCGCAGCAGCGGCATCTACGTGATCAGTTCTGTGGAAGTGGCTCACGACCCAGGGCAGCCCGACCTTGGGCCGGAATACCACCTGAGTATGAGCCGCAATGGTGGGCGCTGCACCAGCGGCGATGCGCTGTGGGTGCTGTCCTGCTTCGACGTGTCCGACGCGAAGGAAGACAACCATGTGCCCAACGGCATCGCCAGGAATTGGTGGCGCCCGGTGGCCGACAACCTCAGCGGCTACGAGTGCCCGTGCCAGGATGAAGAGCCGGCGATGCGAGAGGACAAGGGCGACTATGTTTGGCGCGGAGTGACGCGGTGAGCCTGTTCACCGTTCTGACGCCCGCTGAGGCTGAGTTGATGCAGACCGAAATCCGCCTGCTGCGCGAAACCGTGAAAGGCCTATCCACCGTGCTCAACATCGCCCGCACGCATAAATGCGGCAGCGTGGGCGACTACATCCCGACAAATGCAGGCAGCCAAGTACGGTGTGCAGATGCGCTGGCCATGGCGCATACAGCGCTGCTACTTGGGACCAGGAAACCGCTGGAGAAAAACTGATGACCACCACCCAGACACCCGAGATGCTGGACGAGCTGCTGCGCGTCACGACCCCGGCGCAACCTCGGATCGACTACGACACGCTGCGTGCGCGGTACGAGTGGCTGTGCAGCAACCTGGGCAAGCTCTACAGGGTTGAAGCCCTTCGACGCGCTGGTGCCGCAGACGGCGACCCCGTGGACGCCACGAGATTCGAGTTCAGGAAGTGGGATGGCTGCGTGTTTGACCCGGCCAGCGTGGATGCATTGGTGGCGAAGGCTATGAAGGGGGAAGGCTGATGGCGAGCCCATACGCCAGATGCACCTGCCCCCTGGGAAGCACCTGCTCCTGTGGTGCCCTGACCTACGGCGACCTACAGAACCACGAGGTCAAGATGCTGCGCGAGGCCGTGACGAAGCTGCGCAATAAGGCAAAGGCCGCGGCGCCGGCAGACACGCAGGCGGCGCTGGGGCTGGAGGGCAAGCCTTGAACAGCCGCAGCACCCGCTGGCACGCTCGCGTCGGCATGGCATGGCTTGCCGCCTCATTCCTCTGCGACTTCGGCCGCTTGGCCGTTGACAGGCTCAGCACTGTGGACAGCGTGCTCTTTGGCGCGCAATTGGTCTGCATCGCGGTATCGGCCGCTCATGCCGTCGCGTCGATCGCTACATGGAGGTCGCAACCTTGAAGCTGCGTCAACTCAAGCGGAAGCACGTCGGGCGCCTGCGCCTGCGCATCGTCATGGCGCGCATGGCCGCGCTGAGGATCGAGTGGGACCGCGCCTTAGACGACATGGCCGGCGCGATGGCAAAGGCCATCCTTGGCTATGGCGAGGCGATCAAGCAGCGCCTGCTACTGGTCTTCAACAAGACCGGCGATCTCGTGGCCCACAGCGATACCGCTTGCCAACCGGACACGCCGATGACCATGGGCCTGATCCCCGCCAACACGCAAATCAAAGGCCACATCGCCAGTGCGCCGCTGGAAATGCATGACCGATAGCAACTTCCCCGACACCCCTACCCTGCGCGACGAGTTCGCTCTGCACGCCCCCATTGATTTCAACGCGGCGCTGCGCCTATGGGGCGATGCGGACGCTGACTTGGTCAACGACGCGAACCGGGTCACGTTCATGATGCTCTGGGCGATGCACCGGTACGACTACGCCGACGCCATGCTGGCTCAGCGCGACGAGCCACAGCGTGAGCCCGGGCAGCCGTTGCCATCCGGTGAGGACCGGCGCCTGGACCGCAAGCTGGTGACGCTCGACTTCTGGGACTACCGCGTCACGAAGCCTCTGGCCACCGCCGGCATCGAGACCCTGCGACAGCTGCTGGCGCTGGACATCTACCAGCTCGACGCCATCAAGGGCATCGGGCCGGACGGGCTGCGCGACATCATCGACCGGCTCAACCGCGAGGGGCTGCGCCTGGCGCCAAAGGCAGCGCCAGCATTCGTGGACGATGCGCCTGGGATCGGCGAAGAGACGATTGGGGGCTGATCATGTTCTGGAATGCACTTCTGCTAGTAGTGTTCTGCGTCGCGCTGCCGATTTTCGCTGGCATGCTGAGAGAGGGAGCATCCCCGAAAGAGCTTGGCCAATTCGTGACCTCGCAATGGGGCATGACCATCTTCTTCCCGATTGGGATGGTCCTGTTCGTGATTTGGCTGCTTGAGTACAGGCCTTGAGTGCACCGACCACCGGCTGGCCGCCGCCCGCGCTGGCGCAGGACGACTGCTTTGAGCTTTTCCGGTGGTTCGCGTCCAAGCCTGACGCGCGGCGGCTGGTGCGCGAGCACTGCGCGCGCATCGCTGCGAATCAGGGGCGCGCCTTGCGCTCAATGTCCTCAGCCGTTTCCGGCCGGCGCGCGATCCAGCCCTGCGGCTCGTCGTGCTCGCTGACAGTGGGTTTCGCGGGCAGGGATTCGCCCGGGGCGGTTGGGGCCGGCATCCAGTGCGTGACGTTGAACATTTCATAGCCGCAGCTCATCCACTGGCCGTCGATGTAGAGGCCCAGCAGCTTGCGCGTCGGGTTGCGCAGGTCGGGCGAATAGAAGATCACGTCCTCGCGGTCCACCGGCAGCCGCTCGCTGACCGGAATCCAAGGTTCCGGCTGCGTCTGCGGGGCGGCGGCCAGCACGCTTTCCGCCCAATCCAGCAGCTTCAGTTCGTCCGCGTAGAACAGTTCGACGGACAGCTTCGGAAGCGTCGGTGTAGTCATTGGTACTCCAGAAAATCAGATTCGTGGGCTTATCTGATGGTTATTTCCGCGCTTTTCAGCATGGCGCGCAGTTCTTCAACCTCGATCCGGCAGGTTTGCTCCGGCGGTCGGCCTTGCCCGGTTTCTCTGAAGTGAATGGCGCTCTCCATAGCGGTGAGGCACCGTTGAGCAAGGTCGTGCCAGCCTTGCGGCTCCGGCTGCGCCTGCGGGGCGGCGGCCAGGATTGCGATGGCGGCCTCCACCCGGTCGTCGGGGTACTGGGTGGTGTCACGCAGCTTGGCCTCCGCTTCCAGCGCACGGCGCTTCCAGTCCAGCAAATCCTCCCGGGCGCCTTCGTAGGCGTCGCGGAAGTCGTTGGGCTGCGCCTGCGGGGCGGCGTCCTCCAGTTCCCGTAGCGCCGAAATCATCGCGGCGCGGGCCTCGTTGGTGGCGGCGTCGGACCACGCGCCGGCATTGCCTGCCCGCCACTTGGCTTCAGCGTAGGTGTCCAGCAGGGCAATCAGCTTGTTGGTGGTGGGTCGGTTCATGGTTCGTAATCCAGATAATTTGACGTAGGGCTAGGGTAGTTAAGGACCTCTTATCTCAAATAAGAAAAATCGTGTTCAAGTCGGGAAGGCGGTGTGCTCCACGCCATCCAGCAGGCGGCCGGCGGCCTTCTTGCCAACGTGGATTGCCGTGTCGCCGTCAGGCAGCGAGCGGCAGCGCACGGTCGGCCCGTAGACCTGGGCCAGCCGCTGCACTTCGCTCGCATCGCTGCCAGCACCCAGCCATTCTCCCCACTGCTTGAACAGGAACGGCACGCCGGCAGCTGCGCATTGGTCGCGCAGATCTCGGGCCCACTGCAGGTGCATCGGCCGCGCCTTCGGGCCGCTCTCGCCGCCGACGATGACCCAGCTGATGAGCGACAGCATCGCGGCGCTGGCACCGCTCTCCCCCCAGGGGCGCACTGTCCGCCGCAGGTCTACCGGTCCCAGCAGAGGCTCCATGGACAGGAACCGCACGCGCGCTGGCGTGGCCAGCAGCTTCGGCGCGTCGCGGTCGGCCTCGGCTTGGTTGACCACCGTGATGCCCAGCCACACGTTGGAGGGCCAGCCGCGGCGCGGGCAGATCCAGTCGTATGGAACCATGCCCGCCACGTTGCCGATGCGCTTGGTGACGAGCTGCCAGTCCAGATGCGGCGTGGACTCAATGAGCGCGAACAGGTCGGCGCGCCAGTCGTCGGACACCGCGTTGTCGAACACGTCGGCCAAGCTCGCGCAGAACACGCGGCGGCGCCGACCGTGCCGGGCGAAGAACTCGGCGTGCTGCCGCTCCCAGCGCATCGGCTGCGCCCAGGTGCTCGCGCTGGTGCGGCGGCGCTGGGCGTGCGGACCCCACGCCACGCCCAACGTGCGCGAGGGTGTGGCGCACTCGGCATAGCAGTTGTCGCATCCCGGGCTGACCTTGGTGCAGCCGATCCAGGGGTTGAACGTCGAGTCGGTCCACTCGATGGCGCTTTGCTCAGCCATGGCTGGCCCCTCCCGTGCCGGCCAGGGCCGCCGCATCGCGCTTGTCGCGCTGGATGATGTCGGTGCAGCTCTGGTGTCCGTGCTCGCACGCATCTGGCATGCCGTTCGGGAACGACACGCAGCAGTCGCCGCAGATCCAGCCGCACTCGCCCCGGGCGGCGCGCATCTCCCATTCCCGGGTCACGCGGTCCATGTAGCTGATGGCCTCGTCCAGGGAGGCGTCATTGGCGGTGGTGATGAAGATGCCGCTCATGCCTGCTCTCCCGTGGTGCCGCCCAGCTTGCCCAGGCCCACATACTCCAGCGCCTCGCGCTGCTGCTCAGGGGTGCCGTGCTTGAGCATCACGGCGGCGAGCTGCAGTTGCGTTTCCGGGTTGCAGGGCACGGCCATGCGCTGCGGCTCTCCCGTGGTGCCGGCCAGCGGCATGACGCTGAGGTCGATGATCGAGATGCCGCCGACGCACAGCGTCCAGGCGGTGCGCCCGTGCGGCTTGGCCTCGGGCCCGTGCACGCAGGTGGACTCGCCGAACATTGCCGCCATCGTCTTGCAGGCCCAGCGGCGCACGGCTTCCATGAGCACGTCGGCGGGCGCGGCCTCGGAGGTCCACGGCACGGCCACCACGTCCATGTCAGACTGCAGCGAGCCGTGCACGGCCAGCGCGTAGCCGTGGCTGCGGGCGATGTTGGTGAGCGGCAGGAACATGGCCGCGTAGGCCGGTGCAGGGGTGGGCGTCTTCACTTGGCGTCTCCCTCTGATTCGGTCCACTCCGGGCGCAGCGGCCATGCCTGCTGGCATCGGTGGCACCGGAAGCTGTTGTTGTGATCGACCGCGGTGCGCCCGCCGCACTTTGGGCATGCCGGCTTGAAGCTGGCCTTCGCGTCCTGCACCAGCAGCGTGACGCCGTGCTTGTCGTCGGGGTCGTCCATCACCTCGGTGACGGTGCCGAAGTAGCGGTGGTGCGCGTCGCCGTCGCCCGTGCTCACGTCCACCGACACGCTCATGCCCTCGATGTAGCTGCGCATCGCGTCGGTCATCCGCTTCGGCGGCGCCTCCGGGTCGCCCCCTAGGGACTTGCCTGCAGGGGATATGTCCCCCGTATC